ATTTATTCAGATTTAATATGTGTTCATTCTGAATCATTAGAAAAATGGCTTTTCGGCTTATTCCTGAGCTTAAAACTTGATATTTTTTATTGTTCATTTGAACATTATGTTCATTTAAACAAAAACCCGCCAAAATAGCGGGTTTTTGAGCTATAAACGCCGTGTTAAACGTTTAGTTTGCTGGCTTTCTTCATTGAGCGCACACGGCGCTTAATTGCACTTGAAGAACTTGCTTTGACACGGGCTTTCTTCAGCGCTGAACGTTGTTTAGCACTGAGTTTCACACGGCCAGATACACGCTTATTCACAATAGCGACTTTACCGTTACGAATCGCCTTAACCGCTTTGTAAACGACTTTGCCGAACTTACCCGACTTAGTTGTTGTCTTACCTAAAGACACGCCGTCCAGCATAGTATCGCCGTCGTCTTGCGCTTCGCCGTAGACAAATAAATCGATAAACTCTTCAAGGTCGTCACCTGTCGGCAAGGTCGATTCTACAAGTTCACACGCGCTTTCAATTGCTTCATCTGCTTCCGACTCTTCACTGAAGATAGTTGCAATTAATTCATCGGATACACCAAGCGACGCGAAAGCATCTTGTACGTTCGCAATCAGAATATCCAAGGTCGCTTGATCGGCCTCAAACTCTTCATCGTCGGCATCAGACGCAAAGCCAGACAATAATGCATCTAAGCGATCCGACGGCAATTCATCTTCACCAAGATCATTCTCAATGATTGAATCCACCAAGACCAAGACCAGCATTAACGCCATTTTACGCACGCTTTGAATCTCTGCATTCAAAGCAGATGCATTGCTTTCTTGAATATCTAGGTTTTCTACAACCTGAACTGCCTGACCTGAAGCACTATCAAGCATTTCTGTTTTTTTTAACTCACCCAAAAATGGGAGAATATGACCGTTCATCATAGGTTTGTTCCTTATCGTGTCACTGCTGTTTTTAAGTAAATTACACGGCCCGCGCCTTGTGGACGGTACGCGCATTCAAGATCAATTTTGTCGTCTGGACTGGCTTCATTTGGCGTAATGCTTAGCTGGAAAAAACCCCCTAGTTCTTGTGATTTGCGCAATAACGGACGGGTTTTGGTCGTGCATGACTCAAGAAAGCGTTTTGCTTCTTTGGTCGCGTCATCAATCGTTCCATCTATATCTTTGAGCATGTGACGCTTACAGATTTCCTTTAAGCGATTATCAATAAACATGGAAATTTCACTTGCGTTTGCCAGCTTCAGAACACTGGTGTTATCGCCGTAGCCTGTTAATACGTCGTTAAGAATGAAGCGAATCCCTTGAGGGAATCGCTCACGCTTCACAATGTTAATTTGCGCACGCGCCAGACGTTTAAGGGCCTGATCATTCAGCACCAAGTCGGGGGCTTGTTGAATACCAATAAAGCTAAATGGAAAATCAAATCCCGCAATCGGACGGTGAATGGCTGGAATACCCTGAGCATTCACATTCGCTTGACGTTTTAAGTAGTGGGCCAACAAAACACCACCACAATAACGCGGTACCTTTTTACCTTTTAAGCCCACGGCGTTAATCGGTCGGGCGATAATGGGTGCCCAAATGAACATGACATGCATATTAAATGCATTTAGATCATTTGCTGTTTCAATGGCTTGATCTAGCGTTAATGTTGGATCTAACTCCACAATTAAACGCACACCCAAACGTGTTGCAATACGGGTCATTTCTGTGAATTGAGAAAGGTCATCGCCCAATTGCATATACATGACGGTAGGCTGATCATCTTGCGTTGTCACCAAGTCATATAACTCTTTGACATCGCCCGCCGTGCCCGCTGGGATAGTTGCACTTTCAACATTACGGGCAATACTATTCATTTTGTTGTAGTAAAACTGATCTGACATCATATCGATAATGTCTGCATCGATTTCATTTTCTGTGATAACTAGCTCTACATTGTCGAAGTCTTCAAGTGCATTCATCACAGCGACAATAGAATTGGTCTGGTTTTCATCACTGACCAGCATACCGCTAACGCTATAAACAACGTCATCTGTATCTCGATCAAAGAATTTCAGATTCAAGCTATGTTCTGCCAGCTCGTTGTTGATATTTTCAATCTGATTAACCGATACCAGTAGATAAACCGCAGGGTCTAAGACGTTCGCCAGTGAAAATAAAAGCGTAATAAGCGGGGGACTATCAAAATCAGCGTTGTCCAGCTGACTTGCAGTTAAAAGCACCACACCGTCTTGCTCAGTAATTACTAAAGCATAATCAGTCATAGATTAACCCTCTACTTTGAAGCGCTTACGATCACGGTTGAAGTTATTGATTTGCGCAAAATTACCCATAGCCAGCTGTTTCTGGCGTGGATTTGCATAATCAATGACAACGGTACCGTCTTTCGGGATCGTGCGATTTGTCACTTGGCACATGGTTTTTTGACCGTAGTTTGTGACACGTAATTGCAACGGGCCAAGTGCGACAACTTCCGCTTGATCTACAACCGTGCTTTCTGGCGCATCTGCGGTCGTTTCAGCGGGTTTTTCGGCTCCCGCTGGTGCTTGAGTGTCCGCCGTGCTTTCAGCATCAGCTGGCGCATCTGAGACTGGTTGATCACCTTCTTTTAAAGTGCTCTTTTCAGTCGTATCACCCGCACCTTCAGCCAAAGTTGGTTCATCGCCTACCACTGGCGCTTGGCCGTCCGCAGTTTCAGCACCCGATTGCTCGGTTTTGTCTTCGCCTTCAGTGCTTTCTGGCGCATCCGCTGTCTTTTCAGCGGGTTTTTCGGCTCCCGCTGGCGTTTGAGACGCTTCCGCCTCTGCTTGTTGTTTTGCCAATGCCTCAGCTTCCGCTTTTAGCTCTGCCTTGGTCTTCTTTGCTGTTGTTTTACTTGCTGTAGTCATGATTTTCACCAATACAAAGTTTAAAGAATGGGTGATGTGCGAACACACCACCCAGATAGCGCAGAATTAAGCAACAGCGGTGGTTAATGACTTCGGAAGGTTCATTACTTTGAGTAGTGCAACCTGACTACCAAAACGCTTGTTTTTGTTCATCTGACACGCTTGGCGGGTATAGAATTGAACACCTGATTCAAACGCTACAGCACGGACATCATCAGTCACAACTGGCACGGCGATATGACCGACAAACACTGATTTTGCTGACTCAGCACTACGCGCAACAATCAGCGCTTCAGCGAATGCGACAGTAACACCACCCACATCTGTTTCACCGTCTTCAAGTACACCAAGATCGGTCGGCAAGTAGTAGAAATTATCTGAACCACGTGAACCGATACGCACGATGTTGTTTGGGGCACCAAGGGTTAAACCTGTTGGAATGAAATTGGTATCGTCCGCAAGGATCTTCATTAACGTGCCTAACTGACCTGACACATAAACATCGAACCCAGCTGGCGCATGTTGTGATTTTTCGATAATGCGACGTTTAGAGTCTTCAATCGCTGGTAGGATTTCAGACGCAATTGCAGACGTATTGTTAAATGCCTGTGTCATATCTGAACCACGGCTTAAATCCACGGCGCGATATGTGCCTTGACCAATTGCACGTGAACGCGCTTGGCTTAATAAGCGAACGTTTTGTTCAAGCATGAGCTTAGAAATCACCACCGCGACGAATGCTGAACGCATATCTACGCCCAGTTCATTCTGCATTTGCGTCAATGCATCAATAGACGCTGTATAGGTTGCACGAATGCCGTATGCTGAAATACTTGAGTAATCAAGCTTCGCATCTACAGACGGGGCCGTTAAGACTGGCTGGCCATTACCATCCTTCAATTCATAGTTTGCAACGACATGAGCAATAGCCTTGGCACCCGCTGGCAATGCTTTATCTAGGGTGAAAGTCACTGTGTCCGTATCTAAATTAACGGTACCGCTAACCAATTTATAGGCTTGACCTTCATACTCAAAGTCACCCAAATCAATTGAGCGAAGTTGAACGCTACCCGTTACTTGACCACCCATACCACGGGATTGATCACCTTCAAATACTGGAATACCGCCAATCGTGATTAATGTTGCATCACCCACCATCGGCAAACGACCAGATGTATCATCTGGAACCAAAGTTTCTTTATCAGAACGGCGATATGCTTTGACTGTAAACGTGGTTTGATCAGCCGATGTCATGGCTAAACGGTGAATCGCATCAAAGTATTGCGCACCCGCATTTGCACCATCTAAGAAGTCATGCGCACCCATTTGGCCGTATGCATTTTTAGACACTTGGCGGACATAAACCAATGGTACGGTCTGTGTACCTTTAGGGTTAGGAAGATAAGCTACAATCGGCAATGCATTCGCAATAGTCGTTGCAATTGTGACCATCGCTAGTGCTGGCACTTCCGCCACGTGTGAAGATTGACCTGAAGAAACGCTGTCCACGAAAAACTCTTTCGCTGACTGGTTGCCCGTTTTCGCAGAATCATAAACACCTTGGGTATTCGCACCTGTTAAGCCGTCATAGAGCAAAGCGCCGTTATTTAACGCAGATGCAACCAAGGCAGGGCTTGGCATATCACCACCATTACGATTTCGGTAAGCTTTAATACCCGTCGCAACTGAGTCTAAAATGCCATTAAATGACTTTGAACCGTCTGGCTGTTTTTTGCCTTCTAGCGCCTTTTCAATCGTTAAAAGCGCACTCGGCATAAACACCGCTTTATCTGAATTAGATTCTTTTGCATTTGCAACGATAGAATCGAACTGAGTGCCATAAGTCACGGCGTTATTTTGTGGTTTATTGCCAAAGTCCATAAGGCTCATGAACTTCGCTGTTAAAGCAATTTCTTGGCCTTGTAATTTTACCGCGTCTGCTACCGCTTTTTGATCATACATAGTGGTTTCCTTAATTTGCCGAAAATGGCGAACCTATGCACCTATTTTGAAGAACTGAAAAAACCCTAAAAATGAATATTCCTAGCAACAAAAAAGCCCTTTGAATCAAGGGCTAATGTCTTTTTTCGTAAAAACCAGTATTTACGCGGGTTTTTCGCTTATTTAATGAAATCCTCTTGGTTTTTGAATGGATCTAGGTGCATCAAACTATCTCGAATATTTAATACATATGTCTCGCCGTGGTGTGCATGTAGGCTCTGGCCCGTTGCACCGACGCACTCCACCCATTTAATTAAGTCCTCTTCAATCACCAGCGCAAAAACATCCCCCTTTTGAGGCTTCCAATCTGGCGTATTGACCAGCATTTTTCGGTGTGAGCCGTAGTCATCCAAATTAAACGGCTCAATTTGCGCATATAGGATTGCTTCACCGCTATTGATGTCGTCCCCATCGCTATGCATGGAACCGCCTGAAAACTTATCAAATAACACCATGGCATAACCTTGCTCGGCATACTCTGTTGCATGCTCTTCATGGTCACTGAGCACCATACCACCTTCCCAAACGGTTTCCTCACGGCTTTCACCAGCAACCGCTGGCACCACACTACGGCGAAATACATAACTTGAGACTGCTGATTGACTGGTCAAAACAATTGACCGTGATGCAACACGACGGCCTTCAGCAACACGATTTGCAACGGGATTAACGGGCTTTAACATTTTTTCACCTATTATTTTTTACTGAGCACGGCGTATTCTGCATCGGTCAAAATACCTTGTTCATGCAGGGCTTTAAGCTTGGCAAGCGCTTGATGCTTGGTTTCTTGTTCTTTCTGTACACGTAGCAACCTTTGCACCGCTTGCTTGGCTTTGGCCTCAATTTTCGCCACTTCTGCATTTAAATTAGGGCTAATGGTATTGCGCTTGGTGTTTGCCTTCACGATTTGCTCGGACAACATGCGCGACATTTCATTTTTACTGGTTTTGTACTTGGCCCCGACTTGCTTGGTGCGCTCTTTTTCCAAGGCCATAGACAAATAATGACGGCCTGCTTGTGACTTAATCCAGTGCATCGTCCGTAAAATATGCTTACACGCAACACCCGTCATATTGGGGTTACGAATTTTAGGGAAACCGCCCTCTTTACGGCCCAGTACCGTGCCAGCAACGGTATTTAAATAACGGAACCAGAAATTAAAACGGCCACAATCACACTCAAACTTCACACGGCCCTTAGATAGCCTGTTTTGCACCGTGGTCGCCTTTACGCGGTCTGGGTGAAACACCAGCTCATTGAAGGCTAAAAATTCAACCTGTACATGGTGATAGCGTGGGCCTTTCGGATTCTTCTCAAGCCCTTCACGGCTTGCATTTGTGGTGAAATGAACCAAGTTCCCTACGCGCCGTGCGGGAATAGCAACATGAATTTGCTGATTGGCACGGTCAATATCCTCTTGGCGACTCAGTGAAATCACCTGATCAACCGTAATACCGCCCTTATAGGCCTGTTGCATCTGCTTAACGTTTTCAGCAAATGCATGTAAATCAGCTTTAGTTAGTACACGGGTTTCACCTTCAGGCATGTTTAAGGTCGTGCGCAAGGCCCGCTTAAAATCATAATCACCTGAAATATCTTGCGGTCGTAAAAATGTCGGTAGACTGCCCTTTTTATCGGCTTTGCTTTCGCGCTCTTCTTCTGCCCACTTACGTTGCCTCTGGGCCTCTCTTTGGCGCTGTTTCAGGTCTTTGCCTATACCACCGCGTAAAAGGGCCTCACGTAGTTCATCGGGCTTAAATTGATCATCTTTAAGCATCTGTCACCCCGTATTTTTTTTGAAGCTGTACCACGGCGTTTAAACTGGGCAATAACACGGTTTTTAATGGCAAAAGCTCATGCGTAAATGATGTGCCACACGCCAAGCGTACAACATCACTATGAATACGGGTGCCATAGACACGTAGACTCACCAATGATGGGTCATTCACTTCATCTTCACCGATTTGATGAATCACCAGCGAACCGCCGTAGCCTGTACGCTTCTCATTGACTTCAATATGCCGACGCAGGGCGTTATAAAATTCATTTCGCATGGCATGCACATAAAAAAAGGACTGTGCCCATTATGGCCCAGCCCTTTTAATGTCTTTTCTTATTATTCCTATGCCATTTCAAACCAAGACATCATTCGACCGCCACTTACGCTATATCCCTTGTTTGGCATCAAAATGAAAGAAATCGGAATATAGGCGTTCATCGAGCCGTTGGACTGGTTCGCATACATGGTTGCAATCTGGTATCCATCCAATTTCACAATACCGTGTGACAAACCATCACTACAATGGAACTGCATAAACACCATAATCGGCTTGGGCGTTGTATTTACATATACCGTTCCGTCATTTCTACGCTGAGCAAGCACATTTCCATAAGATTGACCAATACCAATCATTTGACCACCAAGGTCGCCTTGCCCACTTCCCAAGCCGTCTAGCTCTTGGTGGATCTGGTTGATAGCGTCAATCACTTCCGAACCCATAGCATACTGCGGGTGCGGGTTTATGTGGTTCTCATGGTCTGCAACCATAGAATAAGCTAAGGCTGTGTTTGGGTCTAAAATAACGTTAATTTGCTCTAAAATTTGCGCATTCAAGGTAAGGCCGAACGTCGCAGTAAAGCTAATCCCGTTAAAAACTTTAAACAGTGAACCATTTGGGACGCTGGCAATCGCAAATAAAACCCCTTCTTTGGTATAAACCCCCATCGAGCCGACATGCAATTCGCTATTTGAGTTAATCACCGTCACAAAGCGAATCGTATTGGTTGCTATAGACGTTCCGCTTGCCACGATATTGGACTCAGAAACAATATTATTTAAATCTGTACGCTCGTCCATGGGCACAGAAATAAAATTGTCTGAGCTATATTTCATCTTATCGACTTCAAGCCTGATACCATTGGCCCGTGCATCAAAAAAGGCTGTAAGCCCTGCTCTTGTAATCTTTAACTTGATTGGATCACTCATAACTAACACCACAATTCACTTTTAGCCAGTTATACGGATTTTCTACGCCGTGCTTTTTCGATATTCCTATGACAGTAAATCAGCCACGGCGCTGGCTTGCTCAAGTGTACTTGCTGGGGTTCCGACCGTATTTGCTCCCTCTCCATGGCCGTAGCTCTCTGGATCTAGGTTCACGCCGTTATCCGCTGGGGTGTACATGGTTCCTTCCAAGAAAATAAAGGCGAATGTATCCACAATATCGGGCGACGAAATACCCTTACGGCGCATTTCTTCTTTGGATAAAATCTTAAATCTGGCCTGATCATCGAAGGTGTACGGGACACGGGTTAATTGCTGAATCACCTTACTTTTTAGGAACATGGTACGGATTTTAAAGCGCCCTTGCTGAATGGCCCGTGATAGGCACACATAGGCTTGCGCACGCTTATTCACGTACTCTTTGCGGTTTGCGTTACTAAAGCACTGACCACCCCAATGCATCGGTTTAAAGAAAATACCCAATGACTTTAAGTTCTGGGCCAAGCCAGCACCCGCACCGTTTGAATCCAGTAGAATCGTGGCATTCGGATATTCAATTAAACACTCTTGAATGTGCGCGGTTAGCTCATGAATATCATCATTGTTCTTACAAAGCGGGATTTTTGTTAATTCTGCACGGCGGGCGTGTGGCCCCCATTGTGCGGTGCCCCAGACTTTCGCAATAGCAATGGTCGAATCATCACGGCCAACACCACCACCAACATCGACCAGAATGAAATAGCCATATTTTGCGTGGGTTTCAGCACCTAAAGACTTGCCTTTAAATGCATATTCAGCCATGCGATTGGTGATAAGGAACTCACCCGCAAGGTCTGGAAATAGACCGCGAATACGAATCATGTATTGCGGATCGTCACGGTCGCCATACTGAATAAGGGCTTCAATAATTTTCTTTTCAGAAACAAGCCCTGTATCTTCAGAACTGAAGGTTAAATTATTCCATACCCCCCCTGCCTGAATAGACAATCGGTGATGTGTGTCATAAAAGAAACCCGCTGGCCGTGCTGGTTGTGATGTTAAAACCATACGGTTATCCGCATGCGTTAAGGCCCCGACTAGAACATCGAATACCCCATCATCGACCGCACAAGCTTCGTCCACCCAAATTAAAAGATAATCGCCGTGGTTCCCCGCTAAAGCCTGTGGGTTCCCCTTGGGTGCCGTTTTTGCATATACGTGCCAAGTCTTTTGATGACCTTTGATGTAAACCGACTCGGCCAGTACCGTGATGTAATCTGCCAGCCATGCCAAGCGACCATTGCGCATAAGGCTTAAACAGATTTCGATTTCTTTCCAGACTAATTTTCTCAGCTGTTGAATCTGAGGCGCTGAAAACATCATGACGCTGTGCGGGAAAAAGCATAAATGCCATAGGGCCACTACACCAGCGGAACGGGTTTTACCCGTGTTATGGAAGACAAAACCATCACCCGATAAAAACTTATGGTTCCCGTCCACCAAAAAGCCGTAATAGTCACCCTTACCCAAATTTTCAGCGGTCTGAATAGTGCATATTTCATATCGATCTGAAATATCCACGGCGGATCGGTCGGACTTGAGCCTGTAAACGCCGTAACGGGACTTTTCAAAGGGTGTGAGCTTATCCCACATACGCACAGTAACTTCGCGTGTTCTACGCGATTCTACGTGCATTAGACATAAGATATGCGAAGCGTTAAAGGTGTGCTGTGTGCCGTCGCTATACGTGAAGCGGTACATTTCTTCACTGCCACGCTCTAAATACAAGACTTCACGGCGCGATTGACCATCATCCCCCATAAGAAAATGATTAATTGTGACCTTTTCAACGGGAATGACCTCACCCGTATCCAACATGATCGGGGTGCCTTTGGCAAAACACCCGTGCCCAGATGCAACCGTAGTACGGCTACCGTCAAAAGCCACGCTATTAAACAATTCTTCTTGCTGGCCCGTGTATTCCATCCCCAGACCTTCAATGGAAAAACGCGAAATGTCATAGCGATAACGTAGACATGCGGTTTTCCACTGAGGCAAGCTGTCTAAGCTTCTTAAACCCATACCCGCCCCTTAGATTGAAAATGGGACGCTGAATGTGTCTATATCATGCTGTGTCGGTTCCTCTTCTAGCTCCAAAATGCTGGACTGAGCCAGCATCTTAATGGCTGTCCAGCATGCAATTAAAACGGCAAAATGGTTATTGGTAACTTGACCACTATCCAGCTCGTAGACATTACCTTTCATTTCTGTTTTACGGACTTCAATCACCGACTCAGGGTTACACATCGCGTCAAGGTCTGGGGCTAATGCCAAACGCCCCAAGCGCTTCATGCTGTAATAGTCCTTAACCGCCTGATCCAAGTGCTCTAACTGTGAAAAGCACGTGTCCCACTTCTTAAACGCCGTGGGGCTATCCACGACGATGACCGTATGGGCTTGGATCTGCTTAATTTGAGCAATTTGCTCAGGGGTTTTGCCTTGGTATGGGTCTTTTGGTGGGGCATATGGCAATAATTTCGCAATACTCAGTGTGTCATTTTGCTTATCCACGACAGCAACCACACGTACAGCATCCCCATTACTTCCAGCAACTCGACAATCGATATACATTTGTTGAGACATAATTAATCCTTATCCACGACTTGCTCGGTGCGCTCACCTGTTGCTGGGTCTGCATCTATGCGTATAAACGTTTTTTCACCTTCACGGTCTTTGAATAGATCCGCCTGAATCACCAATGAGAATTGCTCAGATGTTTTTTCATCTTCAGGCGTAAACTCGTCCACATATAACGGCGGTAAACCTGATTTAACTTGTGGCACAAGGCCCGCAAGGTCGAACTCAACCAGTCCAGCGGTGACGTTGGTTTCTTCAAGATCGGCTCGGTCTGGATACAGCGTGTTATCAAAAATGGTTAAGTCCCACTCGTCACGAATTTCAGGCGATACAAAGTAATTCGCTTTAATACGGCGCTTTTCCATAAGGCGGATGTATGCACAAAATTGACTTGCAAATGCGTCCGCACTGGTCGGGTCATTCGCCACGAAAACAAATTGCACGTGATACGCACGGGGTTCCGTGCGCATGGTTGCACGGCGCTTTAATGGGTCGTTTTTAAAGATGTGTTTCACTTCAAAGTGGGTGCCTATGATTTGTGATAAATCTGGCGGGGCCACAATGTTTTGTACCGATAAAATCAATATCGGAAGGGTTCCCCCTTTTTTTCGATAGCTGTCTAATTGCTTGGCAAAGTCATTCACAAGTTTGCCCTCAGCGACCGCATAAGCGACCGTCTGAGTTCTCCATTTGCTCAATAACTGAGTCTCTGGTGTGAGCCAACGGCGGAAATCTAACACCATTTGCGCCAATGCTTGGCTGACACACTCTTTAGGGCTTAGAACTCGCATGCATTACCCCTTAAAAGAAACTGTTAAACCAACCAGTGGCATTTTCAACAATGACTCTTTTCTTTTCCTTTGGCTTAGGCTCAATACTGGTCACAGCACCATCTAACATCGGTGTTTTGGCTTGACTCATGTACTCGTCCAAGTCCACGGTTTTGCATAAAGCCCCGTCGAGCATGTTTTCTTGTTTTACCTGTTGTAAGCGCAAACGCTTTTCACGCTCTGCCTTCATTGCTAAAAGTTGGTTTTCAGCCTCAATCGCCCGTTCTAAGGCTTGATCGGCAATGATGTTTGCGGAAAGCGCTGTATAGACAGAATCAACCATCACCGCCAAGCTATCTTCAAGGGTAGAACGCATGTATGCGCCTTGAATGCTATCCATTAACTCGCCGTGGCCCATGTTGGTTGCATAGTTCGGCTGTAATACATAATCAAAGCCAAAATTAACCGTCGGGTAGATAATCCCGTCTACCTTCTCATAGTCATTTACAGCTGAAAAACCGCCAATTTTGGCGCGATAGTTTTCTAGTGCTTTATCGCCAAAAGGATTATTAAGGAACTCTTGGCGATGTGTAACGTTGCCGTCGTCATCGCACGATAATTCAATGGTTCGCACTGCTGGACTGATACTGACCTGTTGACCTCTAACAATGACCGTCTCAGGCACATCTAGGCCATAGAGCAAGCGCAATTGATGGCCGTAATAACCAAACATCCCGCCTGTAGCGACCATTTCTTGTGTGGCTGGTGAATTAATTAACTTAATCCATGCTGGATAGTTCACGTTGTCCCGCGAAACTCCTGTGAACTGACGGCCACGCTCTTTAATATTGAAGGTAATCCGTTTTGTTTTGCGCAGTTCTAGTACATCAGACATAAAAAGCCCCAAATATTGCATTTAGGGCTATTTTGAATGGTCTATTTTTTGGCTTTTCTCGATATTCCTAGCACGGCGCAAGCTCGAATTGCTTTAGGCGCTCGGTCGCAGTAGCAAAATAGCCGTTATCTTGCTCAATCCCGATAAAATTACGCCGTGTATTCAAACATGCCACACCTGTTGAACCTGAACCCATGGTGAAATCTAAGACTGTTTCACCTTCATTGCTGTAGGTCTTGATTAAGTATTCAAGCAATGCAACGGGCTTTTGTGTCGGGTGAAGTGATTCTTTTTGCTTATCACTGTTGAAAAGCTGGATAGAGCGCGGGTAGCGTTCTTCTGAGTCATATTCATAGCGCTTAATGGACTTCCCATAACATTCGCTATCAATATCAGTACGGGCAAATTGTTTGCGTTTATGGCCCTTAGTCTTTTGTGGGTTAAAGGTCGGTTTCTTGGCATAAAACACACTGATAATCTCATGTGCTCTTAATGGCTGAAATTTAGCGTTTAAAAACCCCGTTGCATTTGGCTTTTCCCATATCCAGTCATAGCGAAAGTCTTTTATATTACTGGCCCGTAGCAGTGAACTAAACGGCTCAGCACCAAACAGTAAAATAGCGCCATTTGGCTTGATAATGCGCTTCAACTCGGCCCACATTAGAACAAAGTCAATCACACTATCCCACTTGCATTTCGTGGTGCCATACGGCGGATCTGTCAAAATTAAATCAACCGATTGGCTAGGAATGCTTTTCATCTTCTCCAAGCAATCGCCGTGCATGAGTGTAATTTGATTGCTCAACATAGAAATGGCCGTAAATTAAATTACGGCCATTCTTCAATATTCAAAACTTGCGATTTCTCAATATTCCAGCACGGCGCTGGTTACTTCTGCCTTGATTCTACAGCTTTGGCATCACCTGTCGGCCATTCACGAATCAATTTGTCGATTTCGGCGCTGTAATCTCTACAGATTTTTTCCATTTCAACAACAGTTCTGGAACATTCGACAACACTGTTTGCTCCACCAATGGCGATTGCCGTTTTGGTTTCGTCGGAAGCGTGGGGCAAATATTTGATGGTTTCTGTGGCTGTGTAGCGCACGCTGTCAAGCTCACGCAAACGATCAACATACAAAGCGTGGATAGCTTTAGTGTCTTTAATGTACTTTTCATTGGCTTTAATCCTATCTTCGGCCCAGTTTGCTTCTATCGTTTTAATCTCGGCTTCTAGCTCCGCTTTCTTGGTCTTGTGCGCCTCTTCAGCACTCACCTTTTCAGCTTCTAGCACCCCTACCTTGTTCTTGTAGTGTGAGCACGTAACAAGGCCACCGATGCAAAACAAAATCAGCACGGCGTATGTGATTAATCGAATGGTCGCAATTGCGCCCTTTATCTTGAGTTTTAATGCTTCAAAAAACATGGCCTATCCCAGTTAAGTGATAGGCCATGTTTGCACGCTGAAAGCGCCGTGTTTTTGGATATTCCTGTGCTGATTTATAAAATAAACATCATGTTCATTTGAACAATTATTCACTGCTTTAAAGGTAGGGTTTTAACGTATTCAGCCACCCAAGGCACATACTGCTCATTTACCTCATAAGTGATTTGAGTAGACACCCCTTCACCCTTAATTCCATTTAAATAACCCAACCCCACCAAGGGCTTTAACATACGCTGTACTGTGCGAAGACAAACACCACTAAAGATGCTCTGGATGTCCTGTGATGTTACTGGGGCATGCTTATAAACATGGGCCAGAATGAACATAGATCGCACCAAATAGTCCACGCCAGCCGAACGGGTTTCAGGTAAAACAAGCTCATACTCCGACACCTGTTTTGCTAGGTAAGTCGGTTTTTCTTCAATCGGGATTAAATACTTTTCAATTGCTGACACATAATCCGTACCACCCTCTACACGGCGATAGATCATGTGATGACCATTTCTATTAAGCTTATGAATAATGAAGTCTTTCTTTTTCGCCGTGTGATACACATGCTGACCAAGGGTGAACGGGAACTTATGTACAGTCTTTGCCTCAACCGCTTTACCGACAGCAATGCAATCCTTTAACTCATGATTTTTCTTTAGCGCTGATTGATAGGCCCTCTCCTTCATCGCCTTATGCTCTTTTTCATGGATTAAGTTTTTAATGGCAGATGTCATTTTAAATGTCTTAAAACCATCTTCACTTTCACGCACCAAAGAAAAACGATTATTTTTCCTGTCCACCATCTGAATTGACCAATAGTGGCCGTTCCCAACATGAAAGACACGCTGGCCTTTTTTGAATATCTTTGAATCTTTTTCCACTTAAATCACTATCCCAATTTAGCAATGCAATTATTTAAACATAATGTTCATTTGAACACTATGTTTAAATGAACATATTATTTCAATACCTTGCGACGGTTTCCCTTACCACGCCAATCATCATTGGTATGTCGGTCTTTAATAGAATCAAGGTAATAAGGGTTTTGATGTAGGCCCAGACGTTCAGATAGTTTCGCCTCAGCAACATCTAGCGACTGGGTAGCACTATTACCCCAATCCATTTCCTTCCACTCAGATGGGATCGGATTTTCGGCGTAAAAATTAAAATTAATAACACGGCCAGCCACGGCGCTACCCAAGATCAAAACTCTATGATTTCTTTTCATTTCTTTGCTTCACAAAACTTTCTAAAATTTCTGCTATTTTTGGATCAAATGGTGCTTCGGCGCACATACCAAGATCATCTATTAATTCGCTCTCAAATGCCTCAGAAACAGCATAAAAGCGCTCACCCGCTTGGGCAGTGCGGAATGTCAAATAACCGTCTTTAAACAGATTTACGACCAGCTGATTAAGGGATGGTTTTTCCATTTCAAACAGCTGTAGATCCACCAGCTCATTAATCGACTTTTCGCCGTGTCTTAATAAGCATTGCAACACCAGCATGCGTTTTTTAAAGCCTGATACAGTTTTCTTTCCCATGGTCACACCTCCGCATCCGATGGGGCCAAGGTGCAAAACTGCTCAACCTTTTCTACTTGGCTCTTCAAATCGCGCAATATGCTGTTCATAGCCGATTGGCATGCTCCGACATGGGCATCTTTGGAAAGTAGCTCTTTTTGCCGTTTAAAGGCTCTCTGCACCTCCCAGATGTGCGACTGAGGGGAAATGCCCAGCAAGTCGCATAACTCATGATGAAGTGTTTCATAAGCTTGTTTATCTGATTCTAGTGATTGACGCTCACGCTCCGCGCTCTCAATGAAATTAAGATCACCTAAGCGTTTCCGTAATTCCTCAGTTTTATAATCAAGACGGCTTTGGGCATTATCACGGCGCTGTAAAGCTTGGCCCAGCTCTTCACCATATTTCGCTGAAATTACTTTTCGGGCGCGATGTTCAAATGCTTGCTCAAAGCGACGGCTATGTACCGTTCGCCCTACACCATCAATCAGCATTTTTATCCAAAACTCTTTAGGCAAATCATTCGCTATTGGGGTCAACGTTGGGCCTTTGACCATGCGCCAACATGATTCACTGCGGACAATAAGCCCACACCCTTTAGGTACGTCATCTTTATCAATCAAGCCCTTTGGCACGGCGAAAATCACGCCTGACGCATATTTAAGATAGCTTTGCCATTTGCCCTTGGTAATGTCCTGTCGGAAGTCTGAAACAGATACTTTGCACTCATAAGCAATCGGTAAAAACTTAGAATATGATTTAGGTGCGGTGAATACGTCTGGCCGTGGCGAACCAGACGGCCCCAACTGCATATCTGTCCAAATCATACGATCCGTGTTATTACCCAGATGCTTTGCAAGGTCTTCAGCAAGCTCGTCATGTTTCCATTTTTTAGATTGTTCTTTCACTTGTCGCCTCTTTGTCTTGGGCCTCTAAATCAATCAAGCCAAAATTAAATTGCTGGGCCAACTCGGTACACAAACCCAAAGCAATGTTTAGCTCTATGTTGATTTCTAGTTCATCAATTTTGACTAAGACATAATCTCTGCCAGCAAGAATCTTTGCCGAAACTTCGGTATGCCCAAAGCTTGTACCATCAATGGTTATGTGTGTTATTTCTGTGGTGATGTCTGCCATACTAAACCCCAGATAAACAAAAGCTGATTTCACAGCCGACAATAAAGTTGTCATTACCTGTAAAAGCAATTTCACCAAAAATATACATAAATTCATGCATCTGAAGCTTGGCATAACCTTCTGAATCTAGCTCTAAGGCTGTATTAACCTTCATGCTTCTCATATGACTGGTAAATTCGCGCATCTTCCTCTTGTAGTGCTCTGAACCGTATTGAGTGGGCCTGAACCGCACATAATTATTAAGGCTGAATTTCACCATGTTTTTAGCATCATGGTCGGCTATCGCCTTGCGTAGATCATCTATTAGAAAGCTTGATTGCCCTGTCATATTAGGGAAAGACAAAATATCGCCGTGGTATTCATCTCTTGTAATCCAATACTTTGCCCACTCTGGCGCACCGTTCACAATTTCACGCATTTTCGCTATTGATATATCAGTCATAAGCACGCCTCCACATCCGCCACGGCTTCAACAATGGCTCTAGGCGGTTTACGGCCATAGCGTTTTAAGGTGCTCTTTGCAGGGGTAAGTCCACCCAATCGAGCAACCACTTCATGCGACTCAAGCAAACCTTTAACGTCGGTGAGTGAGATACGTTTCTTGTGGCGTAAAAATGGCACCCATGTATTACCTTTCCATAGGTCAAAGCTATTTTTAGACTCTTCTGGGACGTTCTTCAGGTAATCCGCTGTACAGAACTCAGCATCATATAAAAAGTCTGTAGCGCCCTCTGGTGCGCGTGTAATAACCTTCTCCACGGCGTTAGCGCCGTGGGTTTTAAAGAATAAAATCGCTTGTTCTTGGCGTTCGATCATATCTTGTCACTCACATAGGCCAAAACAGCCCCTAAAATTGCAAATAAGAACATCCAAGGTTTATAGGCATCTTGTAATGCCTCATTTTCGCTTTCCATTTGTTTAAATATGGCATAAGCATCACTAGCCTCTGGACTATAAAAGTCATCGCTGGCGTGGCAATAACCCAACAAAACAATGTCACTTGCCTCTGGGTTACGTTCACGCTCTGCTTTGTAGTGAATAGACTGACGGTAAAGACTCATAAAGCGCTCATTCATAGCGAACCCACCTTAGAAAAACACCCACTAACCGCCGTATATTCATGCCCTGTTTCATCCTTGACTTGAACCATTTCAAGGCTAGACCGAACCCCAATTTTTGCACGCTTAACAGTAAGTCGGCCGACTGGTTTACGTGTCATAGCTTTAAAACAATCTGGACTCATAACAACAGCATCACCAGCTTTAAAATGGCAGTCATTTTTTATTGATTTAGCGCTCATTTTCGACCACCCACTTTAGCCACCTTGAAATCAATCACCCATACCCATGGGTTTTTATCCCAAGCACTGTCGCCGTGAATCTTTTCCCATGCATGACGGAAATTAGTTTGAGCACCAATTGCGAAACCCATTTCAACTGCAGTCGGGTGAGTCGAATAATCACATCCCTCAGCCTTAGCATCTTCTTTAGAAATGCTCTGTAATCGCTCTACGCGGATGCTAGTGATTTCAAGCAAAATACGGCTTGCCCAGCGTGGCATTCTGTAGTTTGGAGTCCATAAGCTCAGTTCTGGTTGATTGGCCTCTGCCTTATAAAAAACGTGCTTATTCGTTTTCAAGGCTTTAGGCAACTCCGATACCTTTGAGCCACATCCGTCCCAGCTGTAGTAGGTGTGCAAGCTATCTTCATCATTCCAATGGTCTGAATCAGCCGATGGATCTGGCATAAATGCTTCACGCACCCAAAGACAGTCGCCAACCACACCAAAGGGGCACTTTATTGTGAATGGGAAAGTTGTAATGTACTGTTCAATGACTTGCTCACTCTTGGCCGTGCCCTTCCAGTAGCCATGTTCACCGTTAGGAACAAACCCAGTAACGACTGGATGGGTATTATCCAGAACACGGCGCGTCTGGGTCTTACGGCCTTCTAAAATAGCTTTAACCATTTCAGTATTAAATAAAATCGGACGTTCTTTCATGAAACCTCCGCCAAAGACTGTTCATCTTTCGTTAGACGGCGGTTAGCGTGGCGCTCTGCTGTTGTTGCCAAGCGAATAAAATGTGCTTGCACCAATTCACCGCCAATCAGCCAGTAATATTCGCTAGGTTGAAAATCCCCAATCGTTAATAGGGAGTCATCTGAATTATCATTTTTTAAAACGACAATATCGCCATTGCAAAATTCAGGCTCATAGACAGTACGTGTACCCATAGATTGATCATCGTCTTGATGACAATTGACCTTCACCAAACAGTGATTGCACTGTTCATCTTTATATTCAGGGCACTTACTTGCGCACGGATGTTTTAATTCATTCATTGATTTGCCTCTTGAGCATTATTTTCGTTGTAAATCCACATGGTTCGCATGCCTGTTGGTTTAAAAGACATTACCCCTGTGCCTTTGGTGCGGATAATCACGCCCAAGTCATAAGCACACTGTTTTTCTGTAATTGCATGGCCTTTTCTCTTCATACGGACAGTTAGACTCGCCGTGTTTGGTCGTCTCTTTTCCGCCTTGGCATCTTTTACGCATTGCAAAACTTGTTGTTGTCTTTCTGATAGTTTTAGACTCATTGGTTATTCCCCAGTACCCGCTTTGCTTCACTGACAATCGAATCATCTAGGTTTACGGGAGTAGTGGCTATTTGGGTGATTTCACCCAGTCTTTTCGCATCTGCAATCTGTTTCATTGCCAATGCACGCTCTACACCATGAACCATTGAGCTAAGCTTCTGATCATCTGAAAAAGCTTCATATGCTTTAAAGTGGGGAACCGAACGGTCTAACCAATGCTTGTCAATCACCCAAGGTAGGACATATAAAATGTCTTTCTTATCCATCCCGTACATACGGGCATTACCAAAGCAATCGAATGAAATGGATTCATGTAAATTACGGTTAATTGCAATAAAGTTAATTGAGCCTTTATTGAGTATTTCGGCTAATTGCGCCGTGTCTGGGTATCCCTGCTTCACCAATTCGACCAACTCGAAGTATTTCTCTTCAGCACGGCGTATATCTGGAATATTTTCACAAACAATCGTCACGTGACGGCCATGTATGCGGTATTCAATTGCACTGGTGAGCATACGGCTGGCTTTAACCTCTTGGTCGGCGCGTATAAGAGCTGAATTATTTTGTATCTGTTGAACGGCCTGAATGGTCTTAAAAACTGTTATGAACGTTTGATCAATCCCATCTGTACGGCCAGCCTGAAGACGGTCATATACATCCGACCAATAAGACGGATGTGCAATAAAAATGGTTTCCATATCAACCATAGAATTTATGGTCTGAATAAATAGTTTTTTTGACATTTGCTTTATCCCAATGTGATTGTTAATTCACCAAAGGAATAATACACGCTTAAAACTATTCTTAAAAGAATAATTTTAGAAATAAACACGGCGTTTTAACGGCTTGTGAGTAGAATTAATTATTTTATTTATTCTTAAAGTGGTCATTTATGCGCACAGATTACCCCTGTACGCATAAATAAAAGGATTAGATATTCCTGTTAAGGCTTATAGAAACTATTATCAGCAGTCGTTTTACGTTTTTTAGGCTGTTCAAGGTGCGAATACTGGGTTAGCGGGGTATTAAATACGGCATGAGCCACACAATCCGCCACATCCTCAAACTGGCCCACTTGGTCGGGATCATTACTCCCCGTGCATTTATATCGATGGTCTTCCGCTTTAGGACAGCGCTTGTTTCCACACGTAGAGCATAGAATCATTATTCTCGGTCTGTCGCCAGCATCCTTAAAACACTGTAAACAATCGTGACCTTTTAACTCTCCACCCATTATATTTAAGCGGTAAACTTCTTCACCAATCGCTTCATGCTTCTTTCCGATCCCAAGTAAATCATCTTTGGTTTTGGGATCTAACCACTTCAACTTATCCAATGTAGACGGCGCAATAGCATGAGCCTGATCGACAGAATCCCTATACTTTTCATTCTGACGTTGCTCATGCTCTAAAATCGCCTCTGGGACACCTTTATCGCCCTCATACTCAATATAGCGGGAACAACTAAAAGCCACGCCTTGGGCCTTAAAACTACCGTGTGCAAGACAATCTCGAATGATTTTACCTTGGCACCAGTAATACCCAGCTAGAAAAACCGTTCCCAGCGCCATAGCCAGCACAACAGCACCCAAAATCAAGAAAGCCAAAACATCAGAATTATGCATAGGATTATCCCTGTTAGATTTGATCTAATCCTAGACAAACCCACACGGCGCACTTTTCAATATTCCTAAAAGAATAAAGGCCCGATCAATGATCAAGCCTTTTCATTCTGAAAACAGTCTCAGCAATTGCCGATCTGTCGTGCTACATTATTTTTTAAATCCCAACCTTCCCAGTTAAGCGCCTTATACGTTCTGTCCTGTGGAGTATTATCAATAGGCATTCCCTTAGCGACCATTTCCGCCTCATGCTTACGAATCTGGACGGCACGTTCTATATAACGAAAAAGCGGTCGGTAGGTCGTCATGGTCATATTTCTTGGGAACTTTGCCTTTAGTCGCTCTTCTTTGTCGCTCAAGTCCCCCTCTCCCGCCGTGGATATAGCCTCAGCAACATATTTGACGTTGTTAATTACAAAATCGACCTCTGGATCTGCCTCAGTCGCTTCTTTTAAAGAGAAAATTAAAAATGTATCTGCTTCTAAAGACATGATTACCTCCATTTATTGACCTGAATAGATACCATCTTGGGATGGCTTAAACTCTTTTTCGGCCAAGCCATCTACTCCACAATCAATCCTTAATAAGATGAGTAGAAAGAATGTGAATATTGCACCTTTTAAGAAAACATCAATTATATCCATGCTTTATTAAGCTCTCTTTTGTGGTGAATCAATATCACGGATCATGTTTAAAACAATCTCATACGCTTCATGGCTACCAGCCCAGTAACCGTTAGGGTCGCCCTCTGCATCACGGCGTAGACTCACACGCGCAAATTGCGCATCGATACGACCTTTAAGCTCAACCAGTGGCCCACCATTGCACTGCAGTTCATCCAGCGGGTGATTAGATAGCTCAGCCTCCAAATCATCCAACTCACACAACATAAAAGAAACGCCGTGTAGATCCTTTTCCAAGTCTCCTACACTGATTTGCTGAGCCTTTTCCCAACCCTTGCCGTTACGGTAATCAGCGTATAAAACACCCTGTACATTTTTATAAAAAATCGAAGCGCATTTGTTTTTGCTGATCGCCATATAGCGTGAATCGCTCGGACGTTTCTTGAACATCCTGTTTAGAGCGTTTGCGCCGTGTAGGTTGATTGCTGTCTTTGCTGTTTGCTTTGATGTATTCATCTTTGTTTCTTCTATCACCCGTTTGCAGATACACCCAGTCGTCCGTAAAGTTGTCTAGGTGATGTTGCATTAGCTTGGCCGACCTGCTTGGTTTAAAAATTCGTACTCACTTAACTGTGTCTCAGATGCATTCTGTTGCTCCGATACTCTCTGAATATCTTCAAGCAACGTTTGTGCAATGCCCTTAAACTCGCCAACAGCACCCACACCAATCACAGCAACACGGCCCAATAAAATCTTGTACATAAGATCGACATAAAGTTGATCTGAAGACTCTTGGCCCGCAACTTCTGTTCTACGGTTCAATATCGGCTGAATAAATCCATCCGCGATTTGTTCGGCTATCTCTGTCGGCTCGGCATGTATATTTAGATTACAGTTCACATCAGTTTTCACTTTTTAAACCCGCCTCATGTATTTCACGGGCCGTTCTGCCCGATAGAATAAAGATACGGCATGTAATCTCACGCTCTATATCAATATTCCTGTCCTTTGCATCCCACTGGTGAAGCCAGATACGGTTAATAAAATCACTTTGCAGTGCTTTGACATACTCAAAGAAGATGTAAGCACGGCGCGAATCTCCGTAATGAAAATTGCGCCAGATGCCATATGCATGCTTAATACTCGAATTGTCTTGAGCTTGGGCCAAGATCCCAAACAAGCAGAAGGCAAACCCCACAAAATCATCCTGAAATTTGCCGTCTACGTGCTCTAAATGGGTGTAACGCGGGTCATGTGCCTGATACTTAGTACATAGCTCTATAAAGCTATTTAGACGTTCTATTTCGCTTAACGACATGGCCCACCCCAAAAGTACATCTTGTTATCGGTAGATGATTATTTGCACCGTCCCGAAACTTATGTCCCAGCTGTACACAATCTTTTAACTTCTGGTATGACATGAATACATCACCATTCATCACACCATATTCAAAATCACGGCGCTTACATGAAGCGCAAACACCATGATCGGTCTTAGCGGTTACTTGTTTGCATAGGGTGCAACGTAAATAACCGCTATAAACAATAATTGGTTTCATCATAATGCCTTTAGCGCATAGATTTTCTATCAGCCATTCTTTTACGTATAAAAAACGGATAACTATGCGCTATAACGGTCATAACCAATACCACCAGACGTAATGTGAGCCAATCCACGGTCTGAAACAGTCTGTCCAATGCCCACATCGGTCGGCGCACTACTTTTCGCTTGCGCCGTGGTATTTCGGCCAATCTTGGAAAGTTCCGCTGTGACCTTTGGCACCTGAATAGGGGCCATACCGCTATTCGCTGGCCGTTGAAATAATGGAACCTCTTGGGGCTTTGCCTTGGCCGTATTAATGGGCTTTTCCTCTGGCTTAATCCATTTTTTACGGTGGGCTTGGAACTGTGGCGCTCGTACCGCCTCACCCTTATCAATCACCCCATTGCCGTCGGTATCCCACACCCGATTTAATTCATATGCCTTACTGCCCCTTTTATAACCATAACCAGCCACGGCGGTATATGCATCGGCCAATGAGCGTTTTTTTGTGCCGTCGAAACCACGGTCTTTATAGTATCTCTCGACGTACTTCATCTGTTCATCAAACGATAAAGCACCGAACTGGTCACGCGACATCCCGTAATAGCTCCCAGCCTTGCCACCAGTACCCGCCATAAACTGAATCAACCCCGTCGCACTGGACTTAGGGTTTCTAATTTTAGGGCTAAACGTCCCCTTGGTTTCAAATGAAATAATTGAAGCCAAATCGTTTTCATCGACACCAATATTTTTAGCCACACGGGAAATGGATTTCTGCTTATCCGCTGACAGTGAGCCAACCTTGGTCACTGGGCCACCATCGCCACCACTAGAACTACTATCACCCCCGCCAAACCAGTTACGCACAGACTGACCAAAACCATAGGCTTTCTCACCTAGACGGTATGGGATGCCTGTAACTGGATTTGTCTTCAGCACACCCTTAACCAGCTCTTTAAACATGGTCGGTAAGTCGGCCGTTCTGAGTTCATCAACCCATTTACCCACCTTATTACCAAAGATACCACCCAGATAGTGACCTAACCCAGCACCACCAATAGCACCCACTGGCCCAAGGAATGCCCCTAGTACACCGCCGACCGTTGTGCCGATGACTTCGCCCAGCCCTTTACCCTTGCCCGCCGTGTCTAGGCCGTTCCAATCCTTCGCTAAAGATGCACCACCAAACAAAGCACCAAGCAACGGTAAACGCTTTAAACCAGCCTTACCCAGCCCACCCAATAGCCCCAAGGCACCACGGCCACCAAGTAAACCACCTAGCCCACCGCCACTATTGGCCCGAACCGCATCAATTAAGCGCTTCAGTAGATTATTGCGCTGTTTATCGTTCCGCTGTTGCTCTTTATTAGCATCAATCTGTTCTTTAGGGAGTAATTCATCACCACGGCGCTTTTTAAGGCGACCACGGAACAAACCAATCGCACGGGCACCCATACCACCAAAGACACGGCCAACGGGTGAAACAACGTCTTTTACTTCACGTAAAGCATCAATGGTCGGATCTACCCCTGAAACATCGACACCGCCATTACCTGACATGAAGTCCTTGGCCTTGCCAATGAAATCAAAGAATGAACGGCTTTCTTTTGCACCCCCAGCACCAAGAAAACGCCCCTTAGAGTCACGCTCCCGCGCTTGTTCTGAACGCTCTCTGGTGCCAGATACACCACCTAACCGACCTGAAGGCTCAGTACCAAGCCCCTGCGCCGTGTTCTTGACCTTTTCGACCGCTTTTGCCAAGCTCTCAGATGCATCAACCACCTTGCGTACAGCAACAGCCTCTTTACTGGTCGCATCTACCGACTTGCCATGACGGTTTTGTCTATCCAAATCAGATTTATTCACCTTGGCTCGTTCTTCAGCCGTGGCTTTCAGTTCTGTCATGGTGTTTTTGAGAAAATCTAGGATTTGCTTTGTTGTGTCGTTGGTCTGATTCACGCCGTCGGCAATTTCTTTTGCGCGACGCTCCCCAATAATGAACCCGCCTGAATCGAAGTTAATAGCCATAGTTCGTCCAAATAAATAACCTTCGGGCAAATTATCCGCCGTCTGGCACCCTGTATTTTTTGAGTATTCCTATGAAAAGTGTGTGGCCGACTGCCACCCACTTGGCAGACAAAAAAAATCCGATTGCTCTCTCCCAAAAGCAATCGGACACCCAAATCGGGCTAAGTTACTCCACCTCTATAACCTCAGCGTCTTCTATATCAGCCTCAGCCATGCGTTTTTTCATTTCTTCATTCACATCTGATTGAAGCCCACCAGATTCAATGTAACGCTTACGCTCAGCAATACGTTCTTTCTCTTGGCGCAATTTCTCTCTCTGCGCTTCAAACGCCGTGTTATCGTCCATTGCGACCGCTTTACTGGTTTCACCCGCTTTTTGAAGGTCTTCAATGGTTACGCCGTATAGAGACAATTCAAACTTCAATGCCTCACGGCGGTTAAATGAAAGCTCATTAAAGATGGACGCAACATGGCCCAGTTTCTTCATTTTCTCTTTGAGAAAGTCTGCCCCAGCCTCTCCCATCACTTGCCGAAACTGTGTTGAGTTTAATAACTGGAAATTTAACGCCAGTTCATCGGATAGGATGTCCGAAAAGTCATTCATGATGGACATGCGCTTACGGGCTTTAAGAATCACCTCAGCCATGTTTCTGCGCTTGATTTGGGATGTCATAAGTAGATTTTTGATGGCGCGTTTTTCACTATCAATAATTTCCGTCATCACGTCAAAATCTAGTAGCTCACCTTCATCTTCTTGCGACTCTTCGTCTGCATCCTCTTCATTTTTATGCTGTTTTATTTTTTTATCTTTATGGTCGTAGATGACTATATGCGGGTCATTCACAAGCCGATTGACGCTCTGTTTAAGTTTTTTTAACTCAGCGTCATTCTTCTGGACTAGCGCATCAGCACGCGCCCAGTTCCCCGCCTTTGCCTTGGCACTGACTGCCTGTGCTGACGGAAAGTCGGCGCATTGCAACTCATTCTCAACTAGCTCACGTAAACGCTTATAACTTAGCTTTGGATGGGACTCGTATATATTTTGAACACACATCCAGAACTCTTCTGAAAATGTCTCATTAAACTGTCTATCACCCTCTGAAATAGCTCTTTTCCAGCCTTCAGACTTTGCACGGCGCTCGACCGTTCGTTGGGATGGAAATTTTTCAAGGGCAAATTCAGCCATTAAAATGGCTTTTATTTTTTCGTATGGGTGTTTGTATTTAGACTCATAAAGCGTGCGAATTTCCGCCCATAGATTTGTGTCATGGCGTTTACTTATAACGTCCGCATCCGCATTTTTTGGCATAATTACAGCTTATTCGTTTTAACTTCTTGCACAGACATGGTTAAGCGACGATTAGAGCCTTCGTCACTGCTTTCAAGCTGGGACATAGATGCAACGTCAATTAGGCGCATTTGACGCGCAAAAAACTTATCGAAATTAATAATCTGGGCTTTTAGGTCTTGGACAGCTTCAACTATGTCCTTATTCTCAGCACACCACATCAAATCATGAGAACGCTTGTCCACAAGCTCTACAACATGCTTGGCCTGACTCTTTAAAACCTCACCTTGGAATGAAGGTAGCGACTGAATAGCCCTAGACATGGTTAAACAAATATTGTCCGTCGCCTCAAGCACGGAACTACGCACCGATTGAAAAACAAGGCCAGCTGTTTTAGCCTCTAAATTTTCACGCTCGTAGTCATCCGAAAACCCTAATATGAAATCAGCACTTACGCCCAATGTTTTGCATACACGGTAAAGGGTGATTAATTCAATGCGCTTATTGCCAGATTCAAGCTCAGATACACGGTTAGCGTGTTTTTGGTTATTCTCATACCCCCAGACATCATCTTGCAATTGCGCACGGGTCGTACCATTGATTTCACGTGCAAGCTTACAATTGTGGCCCACCACTTGAAATAACTCTTTTTCTTCAGCTTCTTTCAATCGTTTACTCATGCTACTTGAATCCCCAAGTATTTTAATAATTCACTTAATGCATGTTGATCACTACGGCAAATAACAACCTTGTGACCTTCGGCCCGCAAAATTGGGATTAAATGACGTTGTGAGTCGGTTAAATCCCCTTTTTCCGTTTTCATTTCGATATACAAGCTATGCCACGGCGGAACCGCCACAAAACAATGTAAATCTGGGACACCAGCCTTCACGCCCTCTTTTTTCAGGTTACTGGCCGTTCTCTTGGTACGAAATCCACCATTAGGGACTGCATACACAAAATCTCGAAGGGTACGGCCCTTGTATGGGATTAACTCAATCGTCTCAATAAAACTCTTTTGCAAATCCGACTCAGAAACCTTGCCACTCTCAACCTTTTTAAATTGCGCTGTGGTCATACTGGTGCTTTTAGGGCTTTTTTTGGCCTTTTCGATACCATCTAGCGTCCATCCACCGCGACCGCCTCTAATTGCCATAAAAACACCCTGATCTATTCCCTAAAGAATAGAATACAACAGATGATATTCTCATTTACGCATTAATTTAATATATATCCCCATTTTTTATACAATTACGGGGTGAATTATTTGTTTATTCCCCCCTGAATACAAAAAAACGGCATATTTGCCGTTTTTCCTTGTCTGGAAGGTCTTTACACGCTTAGGCTATTTATTAGCCTTCGCCTTACCCCCAATTCAATTAGATGCTTTATTCTGTTTTTCCCATACAGAAAGTTTCTCTCTGGCCCGTGCTTGTACAGCTTGTGACTCAAGTATACTTTTGCGGTGCTCTTCTACTGTCTCAGGGAACGGCATATAACGCTCTGTAAAAAAATGCTCAGCGCTTTCATACATGGGCCAAGTTGTTTCCCCCGCCATATCCAAATAATCCTCTAAGCGCTCTTTCACCTTTAACGGATCTGTTTCAATCGAAGCACAAGCCATAGCGACCACGGCGTTATGATGATTTGCTACACCCTGACAATATTTGATCTCTTTCAGGCCCATCATGTAATTAAAACCCTTAACTACGTCTGGCGACATTTCTAATGGCTTATCTTCACCAGATGCCTTCTGGATCTGTTTAAGAATGCTGTCATACCAAGCCCAGCGCTCTTGATAGCTCATTTTGATCAATATAGCTGGGGTATCATCTTCTAATGCGAATTTAGGCATTTGCTTTATCCTCTTCCTTCTTAACCAAGGCCTCCCATTGATACATCTGGAAAGTTGAACCCATCAATGCATCACAGTGAGGGCAACGCTTGCCACCACCTCTTAGCGACCACTTATACGCATCAAAATACCCACTACAAAAACCACAACGAACTTCATAATAGGATTTACCATGATCTGAATGATCGCCGACAACTACCCCATTTGATTCAACAACACCATCCGCTAAACGCTTTTCCGCATGGTCATAAATATCATCGAAACGGATTTTTTTAATTTTCTTTGCTTTCATCAACCTTTACCCCTTTGTCTGCATTACCTGTACGCAAATCTTCAATAAATTCAGCCAAATTATTAGCGGGAACCACAATAGCATCCATAACAAACTCATTGGCCCGCTGTGATTCAATAGCAATCCAAGATTGAATATCATCAAACTTTTGTTTTAAATCCGACTCTCTCAGTTTTGAGAAACCAAGATCGGCAGATAAACCATTTTTTTCTTTACGGGCCAGCGCTTCACATTTCGACCAAGCGCCCAAGTAGAATACCCATGCCGTATTTAATGTCACTAATGCATTTAACAATAGTGGATATACGCTTTCTGGAAGACCCACACTTGAGATAGACCATTCCCCTTCCTTTGGTAAATAGGTAAAATGAGCAAAATGACCACCACCAGCAATCCAAAGCTTTTTAAACTCTTCTAATTTACACCCTATTTGCGCCTCACCAGTGTTTAGAGCTTCATGAATGGCTAACCCGTTACCTTCTTGCCACTTCTTACGCTCATACAGCTCACCAAGCACACAAGCCTTAGAAATCAACATTTCTAATTCTTCACTCTCAGAATTATCCAATAAGTGCTCTTCAATAAAACCATCCCTAGCCTTATCAATATCACTATCAATGCTATCAGTGTCCGCGTCGGTTACAGCACTCTGTCCATATACGCTACGTGCTTGCTCCAAAGCCTCTTTTTTAATGGCTTGGGCAAATTCATAAACATATGGGTTTAAATCCATATGTCCGCCTAGTTGCTCTTTAAGTGTGAAGCCATTTGCCAAGGCAATTTCTTTAATTTGTGAATTTTCCATTAGTCTTATGCTCCACGCACTTGAATGACAAAACTGCGCAACTGTGACAAAACTGAATCAAGCTGGTTTAGGGGAACGTCTTGAAACATTTGAGCCAATACGCAACCCGCAACACTTCCCATAAAATGAGTTGCTTCAAGATTATTTTGTTCTGCGATTTCATTCACAGCTTGCAGAAAATATGTATTACAAAAGGCAGTAGCCAATTCAGCGCCACTTTCAGCAATCAACCCTAATGGCTCAATGTGATTGATCACTAGCATGTTCTTTTCACTCATGGCTGTTTACCCCCTTGATCTATCCACTCTTTCATCGCTTTATTTTGGTTCCGTAGCTCAGTGACATTTACATTCATTTGCCCCTGACCTTTAATTTTCTCTAAAACCTGATTTGTTGCGTCCTTCATGTTCTCCGCACACACTCGACCAGTAACAAGCCGACTACCACCAATAGCCTTAAAGCTATAAATCTTTTTACCGATCATTATTTTTCACTCTCACTTTTTTTCACTTCAATGCGCTGTTTAAGCTCTTCTATAGACGTTTTCAGCTCTGGCCCACCATCGGCACCACAAACAAGGCAGTGCGTATAAATACCCATCCCATCTTCATCTGGGGTGAAATTCTCAGGTAACGGCGCTTTTTCTGCTTCAGCGTCCAGCGCTGATTTATGCGGGGCCAATCCGTAATACGGAAATACCGTGTCATCATCACCGTTAAAACAGTGCTCACAGTATTGAGTCTTCACTTACTCTTCACTCCGCATAGGGCAAATGATCCCGTGTACACGGTCATTGATTTCAATGTACACATTGCCATTTGTTGAAGTTGGGTAAATACGCGGTGCTGGCATTTTTAGATAAATGGCAGATGCTTTGTGAAACACCATCAAGAAATCAAAATTTAACAATGGAAATTGCTTTGACTCATAGCTTTCAGGCTTTGGCATATCCACTTTTTTTATATCTGGGAACTTACCTTCTAATGGCTTAAAAAGCTCATAACAGTCATAGTGATGCAATAGCCAAAATTCAGAACTGACTTGGCTTAAATTCACTAAAAAATCACGTTTAGTCCCAAGCTTGGCAATAAAGGACTTCACCACGGCGCTAGGAATAAGAACATCAAACCCGACGGCCTCTGGTTCATCACAGATTAAAACCATATGCCCATTCGTCGCACAAACTAAGCCATGCCCGACTTGAACAGACTGTAGGTATGATCTGGGATCACTTTTCGCTGAAAACAGAAGGCAAGCCCGTAGGTCGTCATATCTCAACGTATACGTTGCTAATAAATCCATATCACAACCCTATATAACCAAGTTCTTTCATACGGGTACGCAAGGTACCGCGATTCACCCCCAAGGCTTCAGCAATTCGAGTCTGATTATTGCCATATACAGCCATACATCCTTGAATCAAAATATCTTCAAGTTGACTTAATAACAGTCCACGTACAGCACCATCATTTTCTTGAATAAAGCGCGTGAAAACAGCTGGATCTACTTGAATTAAAGGCGTAGCTACTTTTTGAGCCATGTTGAAACTTTCCCAATTTTTATTGAACTGATTGAACGACAGAATCGGCGAACTTTTGAAAACGATTGCCTAGTTCCCACGGATTAAAACCACTTTCCAAAGCCATTTCTCGTGTACGTGATGACACGATAGGCTTAGGCGTAACATCCATAATTTTGAATAAATGAACATTTAGAAATTCAGCTATAGCAATAGCCTCGAAACACCGCATTTCACGAACTCCATCCTCAATACGGATATAGCTATTTCGACTGATATTGAGATAGCGGGCCAGCTCTGACGCGCTGATATGTTTTGATACTCGTATTGCTTTAATGCGTGCTCCACGCTGAATACGTTTTTCTGGACTGTCCATAGCCATTATTTATCAGCCTTTTTCAAAGTTTTTTTAACTTCAAATTCCAGATGACCCAGAAAAATCGAAAAACCAATCATGAGTGACACAACCAAAAGGCTTGCTATCCAAGACGCAATACTTGGGTTTTTATAAAAAGCTGTAGTGACCTTTAAAACAGCCAACAAGAAATTAATTGTTAAAACCCAAACCAACACATCAGCCCAAAGTGATTCATTAACTTTCATATTCTCTCTAAGCATAAAAAAGCCCTATAATTATTCCTGACTGAGTATAATATTCAATCTATACTATTCGCAATAGAATAATTAAGGAATAGGCAAAAAAAATGCCCTTTACTGAGGGCATATCTGAAATTCACTGCGCTATCGATCTATGACATTAACAATTGACTGCAGTTCATCAAGATTAATAAATTCATCGGCTAGGTTTTCATTTAGACATGCTGAAGACAACCACATGCGCCCACCAAACACAGAATATTCAGCGAACTCATTGCATCCAGTGCGATAATATTTACCTGATAAGTAATTGAAATACCTACTCCCCTCTGGCCGTGCTTCTAATATTGTCTTCACAGCATCCACCCCGATCACTTCAAATGGATAGCTATGCGATGCTTTCTGTCTGAACTCACCTACTCCAAACACATAATTTTCGCGCTTAAAGTCATCCCATGGGCGATTTAACGACAACATTGGCACAAAGGCATCTAAATATCGAATGTAACGCTCTACGGGCTTTCTATAGGCCTCTCCAATGTATTTTTCATCCCTATAGAAGATAGGATGGCCCATGTTCATACGGAAATCTGTTGCTTGTTTCGGAATAAGGCCCATCACACTTAAAGTAAGCTCTCTATCCGCCAGCAACATATCTAGCTCTTCATCAAAGATCGTCATTGTTTTACCCGTTTTACCTTCCCTTTGCATGCAGGGAATTGATTCACTAATTGCAAAATAACGTCATCTGCACCACGGCCACTTAACAGCCCAGTCTTTGGCACATGCATTCCTTTCGGGGCGAACGTGATTTCATAAGAAAATTGATAAGTTTGAGTGTGAATATCTTGTGTATATGTACTCATTTTATCCCCAGTTTGAATAGTAGCCATTCCAAAGGGAATAGCTACAGCGTTTTTTTATATGTAGTTTTAACTACGCCATGTGCTTGGTAACAGAATTAATCGTCTTAAGGCTCTTTGTCACCAGATTGTATTTATAGACTGGGATACCCACATCCCCCAAAGCATCAATACCCCCCAATAATTCAGGCTCCAATAAGCAATAAACTTCATCGATATTCAGGTCGATTAATTTTGGCGCACAATTTGGGCACGGCGCACTATGCGCAAAACTGATTATCTGGCCCACTTGGTTACGTTCTTTTCGCGGAACATTCAATGAGGCAAAGAAAGTTGCATGAATATGCGGATCATTCTTATCGCATACATGGCTTTTACACATATCATTAAACTTAGTATCAAAACCAATAGATAAAATTCTGTATTTATCCCCATCACGACGGCAAATCACCGCACTATCTTCATTGCCCGCATCGGCCTGTTGCTTAATCATATCGGCCAAGCCCATGATCTCAAGCAACGTATAAGACTTCTTTTGAACTTCATCGCTCAAATAAGCTTTAACATCGATTTTTTCATGGTTATACGAATGGTCACGGCGCTCATTTTCAATTTCACGGATCGCCTGTTTAATTCCTTCAACACCGTAACTAATAAGGCGATAGCGACTGTCCCCTTTTGATTTAGATAAATCACGGATCACATTCGACGATGTTTCAAGCTTTTCAGCCAACTTGCCAATGCGCCCCTGACCTTTACGGGTGAAACGTAAAAAGAACGGGAAAAACTTAATACATTCACGCTCAAGCGCTTCAATTTCGCTTTTCTTTCGCTCTACGGTATTCACCAGCTCAGCTGACATTCGATTTTCAAAAATCGTGTCATACAAATCTTTTTTATTTTTTCCCGTGGCCTTAGCCAATACCGTCATCCGACCACGGCGGGCACGTACCCATTTTTTGATTAGTTCAACGCGCAAAATGTTATTTTCAATACGCACAGTAGCACTTGCTTTCATGTTTGACCCTCTTGTTTTTAATTAAAACATTTCAATCTCTTCTGGACTGGTGCCAGCGCGATAACTGCCCCAGTCAAAATTCGCAATAATCACTCGATTCTTTTCAAAAAACCGATCAGCCGATCTAGCGCCAATCGCCAGCTTTAAATCATCATGCATAAGGTTTGATGTGATAATCGTCGGCAAACGACGCTTATACCGTTCATCAAGCAAATTCGCGTATAAATCCAATAAATGCGTATTTGTAGATGAAATCGTCCCAACATCATCAATCACCAAAATGCTTTTTTCAGCCAACCGCGCAATCATTGCTTTTTGCGTATCAGTGTTTGATTTCCAGATTGCTGTGAGCTGATTTAAAAGATTTGGCTCACTCACAAACTGCACCGATAAACGGCCCTTCAACCGAATATCACGCTCATCCTGTACACCATCGGCCAGCGCACGATTCAATACCGCCTGAAGTAGAATACTCGCGTACAAAGTCTTGCCCGTGCCCAAATTCCCAGACAACAAAATGTTCTTGGCACCTTCAGAATGACCTGTACTGATTAAATCCTTCACATACTGGATAAGCCGACCAACAATAAGTCGCTGTTTAGGGCTTCGCATATCATCCTGACCAGCAAAAGTCTGCCCAATATAATTTTCTGGAATGCCCGTTTTTTTAAGCTCTTCATTCACTGTCTGTTGAATGAGTGGTTTTAACTCAATATCTCTCTTCACCCCCACACAATCGGGGCAATGTCTTGCCATTTTTGCCATAAAGCGGGGCACTTCAATTAATTTTTCGCCGTGTGTATCGCACATTATGACAACTTCAACCAGCTCCGACTGGGATTGAATAGTTTGCTTTTCAATCGCCTTTTGTTCACTCTTCTTTAGATTCTCCGACTCACAGTGAGGACAAGCCATTGAAGGATCTGTGACAAATTTTATGTAATCACCGTGAAGTACACAGTGCATTGTCTTTTTGGTTTGCATATCAGCCCCCATTTTTAAAACCCTTCTAAGCTTTTCAGATAGTTTTCATCGGCTGGCTGAATAGGCTCAGGTATACCAGCATTCACTGGAAATGGATTACAGCCCGATTGCTGGCGCTGTATGCGCTGATTTAAGTCATTTTGCTTAGCAGACGCGGTTTTAGTTGCTGGCATTGGTATATCAAAACCAAGTGCTCTTAGACGGGCTATGTGCTTTGCATACTCTTGCTTGGTGTATTTCAAGCGATTCAAGTACACAATGAAATTATGCAGGCGCTTATGCTCAGGTAGGTGCTTGTATTTTTCATGTTGTTGATTGAAGTCAATCAAGAAACGATTCAATTGCTCTTGTGAAGTCAAAAAAGTGGATAGACCAGACATACCCAATTTGTACTGCAGTTGCGGGTTATCCAATTGCAGATGCCATTTTCTTAATAGCGTGCCTTGGTCTAATGGTTGCTCTTGATTTTCCTGATTACCAATCATGCTTTCATCCGCTTTATTACTACTAAGAATAGTATTTCTTGAATCATAGTTATTATTAGTGTCGCCTTTTCCGCTTACGGCTTTCCCGTTTGCGGTTGAGTTCACACTTTCAATTTTCACGGCGCTTTCATCCAGACCATCAAAGCCGAATAAGTCCATTTGCGGTGAAGGCTGAACATCCCCAGCGATTCCATCCAAATCTAAATCAGCGACCACCACACCTAGCGATTGCTCATAAATCTGGTAAGTCACTGTATCGAATTGCCCATTACTGGACTTAGATTGGATCATGCGTATATAGCCCGCCGTGATTAAACGGTCTATCATCCCGCGAATAGCGTCACGGCCCTCTATGCTCTTCTTAACGACGGCTTGAATACAAAGCCTATGATGATCCGACCAAGAAAGTAGCTGGCACATAAGGCCACGATCAGAATGCTTTATTGTGGTATCCCGCAATAGCTTATTGGTGACAAGCGTATAAGGATTTTGTCGATCATGCGGTGCCCGAAAAATATTTTTATCATTTTCAGGCGCGTTACTGGATAACACCGAACTAAAAATGTCGGCATTGGCTAGGCTAGTCATTGTTTATCCCTGATTTGAAAACATTTATGTAACTTTCGTCACATATTTGTTTAGTTTTTGTACACGTTTTAAAGCATCAGTTTTGCTTTTTAACACCTTGTTTTGCATATTTTTTTAAATCATAAAGGTATGCTTGATAATCAAAAAATATAGTCGTTGAAGGAATAGCCCCATTAGTAAAGATTTCAAGACGATGGGCCACCTCCAACGGTACCAACAGCGCCCCAGATAAATAGCGATTAATTGTCCCTTGAGAAACCTTTAAAACATCACCAGCATGTGTCTGATTTTTAAAAAAAATCTTATATGCGTTATTGAAATTTTTAATCGCTTTCTTACCCTCTTCTGGAACGACATCAATGAGCTTTTTTCTGGGTTCACCCTTGCGAATTTTAGTGTGCATTTTTCAAGTTCCTCTCCAAATTCTTTATTTTGGTTAGAATCGGATGCTATTCTCAAAAGAATAATTAATCAAGTTTTATCTTTATACTACCTAACCTTGGGCATTTGTTATTTATTCACTTATTTGCATAATTGTCCCAAATCTATGCTCGATAGATCATCGATTAATCAACTTTGGAGAAACAATTCATGAATGCACAGCCAGAAAATAACAGCAAAAACAATGATAACGTTTGGGAAAACATTAAAATCGAAGACGATAAGGCTGAGGGTGGGCAAATCATTTCTTACATTAAAAAAGGACGTGGACTACAGCGCACAAAGCGACCGCTTGGGGCCGTGCGCTTAGAACTTGTATTAGATGAACTCAAGATGTCTCAGTCTGAACTGGCTCGACGTATTGACTCAGGCCAATCAACCATTAGTAAAATTATCAGTGGTGAAACTCGTAACTCCCACCTACTTGAATCCATTGCCAAGGTGGTCGGAAAGAATAAGGACTGGTTAGCAGGGAATGATACAAACGATAAAAACATAGCAGTGATTAATAACAATTCTTTATTCATTGAGCAGTCACCATTCACTATCGTTAATCATTATTACCATGGCAAAGAAGGATTGGAGCTGTCCGACTTAGAACGTAAAGAAGCCAAAAGCATCATTATCGTTTCTAATGATCAAATTACGAATATTCAGAATCGTGAACTCCGTTTCATCATAGAGCCTGACCGTGCTATGTCCCCAGAAATCAAGGCTGGCGCTTGTGTAACTTTTGACACCTTAGACAAAAATATAACCAATGGCGATATGTTTGTAGTACAGACTGGGAACCAGATTTTTACTCGTTGTCTGTATGTACAGCCGAATAATTCAATTTTAATTCGTGCTAAAGAATCGGACTTCCCTGACTACACAATCTCTCGCAGTGAGGAAAGCTTTAGTATTCTGGGCCGTGTGGTGTATGTGACCAATAAAATATAAAAACCTCATTTGTACATTTTTTAACAAAAAAGTGGCTTTCTAAGTCACTTTTTTTTATGCCTTTTTTTGAATAGTTTGGCTGGATTTATTTAATTATCTATTCCCTATTGCATAATAACTATTCTCATGAGAATATTATTGCATCACAATGTTACTAGCCAGACATATGAAAACTTTATCAAATCATGAATTAAGTAATAAGCATGACTTATTACAAAAAGAGAATAGCAAAGTAGTTCACACTGCTTATGTGACAGATACAGCTAAACCCCTTATCGATCTAAACCAAGTTCACACAAAATTTAGCGTAAAAGTCAAAGCCCATGACAAGGCGCTAAAAATACTAATGGTTTTGCTCTTTTCTTTCATTGGGGCAGTTATTTTCACGAAATTACTGGTACGCGCTATCGATATTGAGTCTGAGGCTCAGGAATACGTGTTGCTTGATTATAAAGATGACCTTAACAAAAAGATCTCTTTTGAAGCACCTCAGACAGACAAGGAATAAGCCATGAATAATCAAAATCAAAACAACCCGCAATCTGAAAAAAAAATGGTTTCTGTTGAATTGAAGCCAAATTCACCATGCAAAAATGATTTAGAAAATGGCCGTGAAGTGCTCTTGGGCATTCTCGCTATTACGCGCAGTATTCTCGACCAAGGGGGTATTGCGCAGACACACGACAACACACATCAGAAGTACAAGTACCGCAGTATTTACGATATTTACCGTGTTGTTACCCCGCTTATGGTTGCAAACCATATAACGTGTGTCGGGAATGTCGAATCTTCTACCGTATCTCAATATTTAAATAACAAAAATGAGATTACATTTAAGGCTGTTGTGCTAATTCGCTATACCATTACATCAGCCATAGATGGATCAAAGATTGAATTATGCAAAACTGGCGAAGCCAATGATAATGGCGACAAAGCTATCGTTAAGGCCCAAACTAGCGCGGATAAAGCACTTTATAGCCAGCTCTTTGCTATCCCTATTGAAAGCGATGAAGAGGCTAAAGAGTCTTTAGAAAAACGAAATAACCAAAACTATAACCAGCGTTCTTTCAATCAAAATAATAGCTATAGATCCAGCCAGCAAAATAACCGAAATCAGAACAACCAAGCTAATCGCCCAGTGAATAGTTTCCAGAATAATCACCAAGGGAATAACCAACAACACAATCAAGGGAATACTCAACAGCAAGCCCAAGTTGCAAATAAGCCGAAACCAGATTTCAACACCCCTGCTTCTTTAGAATTGAAAAACTATATTGACGAACAAATGAAGAAAGACGGCGTGCGCTTAATTGAAGTCCTCAAAAAGAAAGGTATATACATGCAGACCATTAAGGATGGCGTTCTCCGCCAAGTCTGGGATGAATATAAACAAGCAAAGAAAAACCCAGCTGAACCGATTGATTTTATTCAATCTGCCCCACCACAACATAAACACCACTAACCGCCTCACGGCGGTTTTTTTATGCATTGAACATAGGTAATTTTTTCTATATGATTGCTTTGTTCATTTAAACACTATGTTCATTTAAACACTGTGTTCATTTAAACAAATACTTTATAAATTGGGAAAACAACATGACTAAATATATTTCTGTTCTTCAGCTTAAAGGTGGAGTTGGAAAATCTACGCTTTCAGCATTTATGGCTGGGTATTTACTTAGCAAGGGTCATTCTGTACTGACTGTTGATGCAGACATGCAACAAGCCACGCTTACCTCTTGGACTACGCTTTTTGCTAATCATAAACATGCCAAAAACCACCAGCATGCAACCGCACACGACTTAGAAGAACTATTAAGCATTTTACAACTAGCTTGGGAGCAAGCGAAATTCGACTACGTTATTATCGACGCACCCCCACGGATCGCTGAAGTTATGCGTGCGCTTGTTTTCGCTTCAGACATAGTATTAATGCCACTTGCTATTTCATCCCCTGATATTTGGGCCATGGAAGATACTGTAAAAATCATTAAAAAAGCCATGGAAGAAAAACCCGACTTAAATGTGAAACTGGTTTTCAACCGCATGAAAGACACATCTAGTTATTTCAAGATCCGAAATGCTGTTATTGAAGACTTTGAACTGCCATACGTTCAACAAATTTTATCTGAATTTGAGTCATACAAAACAATCTTTGGAAAAGGCACCCATCCACTTGACTATCATCTAAAGAAACCAAAAGAACAATTTAATGCTTTTGCTAAAGAAGTCATGCAATCACTCTAAGGAACTATCTATGTCTAAAATCTCAACCAAAAAGCCAGAAACATCACCAGCTGAGCGTTTTGCTCAAGCAAAAAGCTTTGCCACTGGGGAAAAGCCTGACGTTAAAAAAGAAGAACGTGTGAGCTTGCGCCCATCTAAAAATGGAGTGGAAACTCGCCGTGAAAATTTTGACATCCCTATTGATCTTGGCGACGACTTGCGCCGTTTTATTATTGATTCACCAAAGTTCAAAAATAAGCGTGATTTTTTAATTCAATGCGTCCGCGATGGTTTAGCAAAGTATGGCGAAAAATAAGCAAGCTATTGGATACGTCCGTGTAAGTACCCAAAAGCAAGTCGATGAAGGTGTTTCTATTGAGGCCCAAGTAAATAAAATTAAAGCTTGGGCCAGTCTAAACGACTATGAAGTAATAGAAATTTTCATTGATGAAGGTATCAGCGGGAAAAACACGGTGAACCGCCCCCAGCTGAACCAAGCCCTTTCCATGCTTAAAAACGGCATGGCTTTTGTGTTTTATAGCCTATCCCGTGTAAGTCGTAATGTCGTGGACACCATCGGTATCGGTGAAACCATTCACAAGAAAGGTGCCGACATGGTGAGCCTTTCCGAAAAAATAGACACTACTGATTCATCTGGCCGTATGTTCTTTAACATTATGGCCGTGCTCAACCAGTTTGAACGTGACCAAATTTCTGATCGTACAAAACTAGCCATTAATCATAAGCGCTCTAACCTAAAAGTATTCTCACATACCCCTTATGGTTTTGATCGAAATGACGATGATTTAATACCAAACCCTATAGAGCAAGATAATATTCAAACCATGAAGAAATATCGTGAACTTGGATATGGAACTCGAAAAATAGCCACTCTTTTAAATAAAAGCGATATTAAAAGTAAGCACGGCGGTAAATGGTATTCAAAGACAGTGGAGCAAGTTTTAAATCGTGAAAAACTTTTAGAGGAAGTTGTTAAAAATGACCAATGAGTTAATAACTTTAAATAAACTTTCTATATTTAAAGAAAATAGTAACGGAAAGCCTGTATTTAAAACCCCCACAAAAAAACAATTAGACAGCAATTATATTGCGACAAATTTTGATAAATATAATTTGCGCCAGATTAATAAAATTATGGGCCATACAGACCTTATTCTTATTGAGCCAGATAGTGCCAGCCTAGAACAAATAAGCGTTATGTGCCAAAAGGCCAGACAGCGCCAATTTATCCCAGTATTTAAGAGCGCTGATTGCACCTTGGAAAATTTCAGCTCTATTTCATTCGGGGTTTTTGAGGGATCTAATCCAGATGGGAATGAACTATTTATGTTCGTTTACCTATCTCAATTAACCGACATCATGGATATTGAGGATGAACTAGAAAAGCCCCTCAACTTTTCATCGGACAATATTGTAGATGCCCTGAATGATATGTTCGCTACCTGTGCTGGTGCTGATTATCGTATTTCGTACACCATCAACCTGAAAAATAACCCCAGCCAAATCAAGATAGAAACAAATACACCTGAAATCCAAGACTAGGAACTAGCCATGAACAACAATGAACCAATTTTATCTTTATTCATCATTGGGGTATTTGTGCATGGGTAAGAAAGTTGAAGTACAGCCTGTTAAAATTGGAATTGACACAACCGTTCAAGTGCGACTAACAGAATTTGGATGGTCTTTGTATGAGGATTATTTATCAACACACAAGCGCCCTAAAACCGTGAATGGTTATCTAACAATGCCATTAGCAACATTAATGAATATCTTTGGCACACAATTAAGCACCCTGCCGTATGATGAACGATTTTCTGTTTTTGTAGACAATGAGATTATCTACAATATGCCTAATCTATTAGTGAGCAGATTAGCAGAACAAGTTGAAAGCGCTTATCACGCTAATCAGCAAAAAAAACTTGAGAAGTGGGCTAAGAGAATGCGTAGTTTCAAAGCGGGCGATAAAGTATCAACAACAGTAGGTGGAAATAGGGATGTGGTATGTACCTATGTTGGTTTAATTCATCATATGGGTAGCGAAGCCCACGAAATCAAAAGTGAAAATGGTCGCACATGTATCGTAGATTTCTTTGAACTAGACTATGCAAAGTAAACTTGAAAGAACACTGAAAAAAACTATCTTTTAACGTTAATTTTTATACTGCAAAAAACTATCTTTTAATGCTCAAGGCCCCTGAAAATAGGGGCTTTTGCTTGCTCAAAATTCGTATACAAACCATACTGCAAAAAACTATCTTTTATTGACTGAAGCCCCACCCAAAAAAAGGTTTTAACAGTACCTTTATCGAGTAAATCTATTCAAAAGCTAGTCTAAATATATAAGCCCCTGTAAAATGATTAATTTTCGTACATTTATACTTAAAAGATAGATTATTTATAAACTATCTCAATACTGCAAAAAACTATCTTTTAATGAGTTATCCACATGGGAAAAACTATCTTTTAAACTTTTTTATACTGCAAAAAACTATCTTTTAAGTTTGTGAAACCCTTACACAGCAAGGCTTTCAATGGGGTATAAAAGCATAGTTATATAAGCTTATTTTATTAAAAACATAAATTACTTTTTAAATTTGAATTTAAAACTCTATTTTTCACAGTAGAAAGACCATGTTTAAGCAACTGCTTTTTTCTTCGGTTTCTCTGAATAACCTAGGCGAATTAAATCTTCAGAAAAGGCTCTACATTTTTTATCGTCTCTAAGCACCTCCATTAAGCGCAATTCAAAGCTTTCTAGTGTCTCCCCTTGCTCAGCATAGGTTGAACCGAAAGCGTTGTCATACGCCAATTTACGCGCAAATAGAGCTATTTGACTTGGTGACAACTTAAATGTGTACTCTTTAGGCTCTACAATTGCCTTAATTACACGTTTTTGACTTATTTTAAACTGAATGTGTGTAATAGATCGGCCTGTTCTGAATTGCTCATACTTGATACTTAAATCAGACTTTGCATTGACTTCATCAACAGCCTTATCCAAGACATTTACTTTAAACAAGCTCATGGTCTTATATTCTTTTTCATTTAGACCAAGTTTTGCTCTCAAATCGTTAATTTCATATTTTTCAGTCTTACCAACTTCTAACCACTTCACAATCAGTTCATAGAGCCTAATGCTGTATTTGCTATCAAACGCGCTCACTTGGTCTAAATAATATTGCGTGAACTGTTCCTCAAGGCGACTGATCATTTTTATTACTTCCTCACTGAAGTAAACAACAACGGTACCGCTTGATTTCACGTAGGTAATACGATTCACCCAGCCCGCAATAGTAATAGCATCTTGATCCTTGTAACGATCACGATAGCTAAAATAACGTAGCTTCAGGGTTTTTGAGGCTGAAACAAGGCTTTTATACGCCGTGGTTTCTTCGACATTATATTGCTTGCTATAAGATAAAGCTTGGATCTCTACTGGGGTGCTGGGTGTTAGCTCCCCTAGCTCACGTGCTTGCACAATACCCATTAACATAAGACGTTGCTCAATTAGGGATAGATTGAAACTTGCATCAATGAGCGCGTTATCTTTTACGACCAGTTTATTTTTCATTTGATTGACATTGTTATAGAACTGGTGAAAACATTACCATAAAAGATAGCCTATATACAAACTATTTTCTATATACTGAAAAAAACTATCTTTTAATTATTCTGCTTAACAATATTTTCGTTTAAAAACATGGTCTTAATCTGTAAAAATTGCACCAAAAAAAATGCAAAAAAAAGCCCTTAAATAATTAATATATTCTTCTATTGATTAGAAATTATCTAACTATTCTTTATTGCGCATTTTTTAGCCTATGTTGAATAAGCACTCTTACGGTACTTCAAAAAAGGTTATTAAATTAAATACCTTAAAAAAATATTATCAATAGAATAAATATCTATTTTATAAACATTTTTACACATTTACGACTTTACACGGCGGGATTAAAGCCTTAAAATTACGGGACATTGTGAAAGATACCTTTATGGTTCTTATCCCTGTAGATAGTTATATAGCTTTATCCCAATTTAGCATTATAGAACTATCAACAACAAAACCCGCGACTATGGCTAGGCGCGGGTTTTGTCTTTCTGGGTGTTTATTTTAGAGAATAACAAACATTCATTTTGCCCTTAACTTGCTTTTCACACACCCATGCGCCGTCTTTGTATTTAGGTATTACTTTCTTGGTGTTCTTATCACGGAAATAACCCACTGAGTCCTCAAGGCTATCCGCGTCTTTCCCCATGACTTTCCAGCATTCGCCTAGCTCTTCACACATATTCGATTCTTCCATCAAAAATGTGCGCTTCCCCATGGTTAAGTGAACATAAGTACCACCAGCACCACCACCAGAATCTAACGTACATTTTTGTACTTGGTTAGCTCCATCGGCAATAAAACATTTTCGGATCTCTGACGGGTATTCATGCGCAAAAACTGAACCTGATAGCAAAACCCCCAATACAATTATGATTTTTCTCATTTTTTAGCCCCTTTTATAAAGAACGCTGAAAATATCAGAATTTTAATTTTAAGTCGAAAAAAAGCCCTATTAGATTTTAACCTTATAGGGCCTAAAAACTTACATTGCGGGCCAGTTTTGAACACCACAAGTATGAACTGTTGTTTTATTTTCTTGCGCAGGTGGATGTATAAAAAATTCTGGGTAAAGGTCATATCCAGCACTATTATCTTCAAGTGGTCGCATAGTTAAATCAAATGGTGACTTATAAGCTGAACCATCACTACCTTGTAATCTTTGTCCATAAACAAATAGAAAAACATTTCCACTTTGGCTGGCATAATTAAATTCAAATGGTATATCTATTTTAATTAAATCAGTATTTTCTTTAGAAAATAAATATTGATTTAAGAATATTTCCATAATATTTGAATAGTCTGGCATAGGTATTAAAAAGTCACCAGAAACGCTACCAAGTGGAGTGGTTAAGGTCATGTGCATACCAATCATATCGCCTACAGCCACATTTATATCAATATTATTGAAGTTAATAGTATTAGGCACACAATTATTAAACTCCCCGCCTCCTTGATTTATCCGCAACACCTGAACACTTGGCACCCCAGACGACAAAACATCTTGCACGGCCATGTAATGCGGGTTCGTTGGGTCATATCCAAGCTGGGCTTTAATGTTCTCATTGGTGATAGTCATAGGCTTGTCATAACGGCCACGGCGGAACTGGCCCGCAATCATCCCAATGACGGGATATGTCCCTGTACGACTGCTTCGGTCTTCTACGCCTTGGTATTGAATCCCAGACTCTTGGTCAATAATTGTGGTGATATTGGTCATGATCTTATTTCACGTTAAATAACATCAATTGTGGCGTAATAAAAAAAGCACACGGGGGGGAAATTCCTGTGCGCTTTATGAGATTTCATTCAAAAATTTAAACTATTCTGAATAGAATAGATAAAAAACGTAAACCGACGGGATGGTTGGTTTACGTTTAACTTAAAAAGATATGTGATTTTTTTGAAAAATGACTGAATTACATCATTTCTGGTTCAATAACCATTGGTACTGATGCACACATCACAACCTTCTGTAGAATAAGATCGCCTACGCCTGTGTAATCAAATCTTACTTTCCAGAACATTGCCGTCATACCTTCAGAACTTGGATCGATTAGTTCAAAGGGATGATCAACGTCATTAATAGTAAGTTTAAAACTATCTTTAACGGCTTTTTTCCAAACTGCTGGATCTTCACCAATAATCAATCCGTTATTTATAATGTAAGCGCCATATTGATAAGGAGGGGCTACTTGGCAAATTAGACTTGCTACAGCGCCTACACGTAACACCTGAACACTTGGCACCCCAGACGACAAAACATCTTGTACGGCCATATAATGCGGGTTCGTTGGGTCATATCCAAGCTGGGCTTTAATATTTTCATTGGTGATGGTCATAGGCTTGTCAAAACGTCCACGGCGGAACTGGCCTGTTATCATCCCAATGACGGGATATGTGCCTGTGCGACTGCTTCGGTCTTCTACGCCTTGATATTGAATCCCAGACTCTTGATCGATAATTGTGGTGATATTGGTCATGATCTTATTTCACGTTAAATAAAATCAATTGTGGCCCAATAAAAAAGACGCATTGGCCGTTATTCCTGTGCGTCTTTTTTTGTGTAGCTTTAGTTTGAATTAAAACAGCACATTCCAAGCTTTTGCATTAAGCGCAATGCGCTCATCTAGGCCATTGGCACCACCATTGACGATTTCAGCTACACGCTCAAAATCACCGAAATTCGCAAAACGACTACATTGGTTTCGCTCCCAAAACCAAAGCGCTGACTTCATTGCATACTCTGGTTGAACGATTAAATCTGGATTATCAAATAGCTTGGTACCAGCACCAATACCAACACTGCATAAGCGGTAATTATCTGCCCCAGTTAAGTGAATGGTGCCACCGCCACGATAGTTGAAGCCGTCATTAGTCTTTGGATTATTCCCCATACGTCCGCCATAAACGGTGTTAGCGATAGCCACTGGCCCACGGTTCGCAACAGCCTTTGCTGAAGCTAGGCTTTTAAAGTATTTAGGGAAAACCACTAGAAGGCGCTGTGGTGAGTAATTCATGTTCTCACGTAGCTCTTTAAACCCCTTAGATTCATGAATATTATTTGCCAAGAAAGCACATAAATCAGCTTTGGTTTTGATGTGGTATGTGGCGATATTCTGATTAATGTAATCAGCAAAACCAGATGCACAGTTTTTATAGATTTTTTTCAGCAATTCGTCTGTGACTTTAGGTGCTGGCATAAGGTGATTAAAGGCCGAAATTGAGCCAGTACCGATAATGCCGTCAATTGCCCCAAAATATACGCGGGCCGTGGCTAGAATCGTCTGAATCTCACGTAAAGGCTGTTTACTGCCCTTATACTCTTTTAATTTAATAAAGGCGCTATACGTCTTATTTCCGATAAGCCCGTCGATAGCGCCTGTATATAAACCGATTGTTTTTAACGTTTCTTGGATCTGTTTAAGTTCCGCATTCATGGATCACTTTTCCGATTAAATGTAATCAGTACATTTAAAAGGATTGGAAAAAGGTAATTTGTGAGTATTCCTGCTGACAATAAGCATGCAAAAAATATTGCCTTATCCGACTGTTCGATAATCAAACAAGCACCCGCCAGAAGTACACATATAGCCGACCAATTACGCTTGCAAGATTTAGTATCAAGTACACGATTAGGCAACCCAAGGGCAATAACAACAACAGTAACTAGGATAAAACCTAAGATCATTAAATTTGTCATGATTATTTCTCCTGATCACCAAAGCTTTTTACAATTTGCTTTACGTCATCTTCGGTCAAATTGGCCTTGCCCATCACAAACTTAATAATTCCAGCATGAACAAGGTGAATAATTGCAGGGGACACAAAGGAAATGCATGCTACCCAGATGATAATAACTGAGTGAATGTCTTTCTCTGTTGCGATGTAATAGATGAAGGCCAGAACACCGCCACCCATTGAAATTAAAAGCTTCAGCCACTTTGGGTATGGTTTAACGCCGTATTGTGGCGTTGGGTAGAAATACCCCACAACTGAGCCAATAATTAAAAAGAACATACTTGCAATAATAAGTAGAAAATAGCTGTAGGTCGTCGCCATATTACGCAAACTATCATTACTTAATACATTGTTATTTAATGTATTATTCGCACTCGCATACTCTGCAATGAAGGGCGTTGCTACGCTTAACATACACCCCATTAAATAACACAACCGACCAATCACTTTTATCATTACAAAACGCTCTTATTTAACTGTTTTGGTTTTCGCCTGTTAATTCTTCAGCAAATTGCAGACATTTTTTAACAATTGAATAACACTTAGCTTTATTTGATCATCATTTTGCTTATAGGGTTTCTTGATATTCCAAGGGCCTTTTTTATAGAAATCATCAAGCAACCAGTAAGGCATATCCAAAACCCGATCAAATGACACATCAGCATCAATACTAAACCGCTGTATTGTTTCTAGTTGCGTTTGATAAGATAGCTTTGCAGTATCCCGTGAATGCAATTTCAGGGCGAAATCGTACTGGCGCATCATCTGTACCTCTTTTACTGGTGCGCTCTAAGACAATGCCCTTGTCGAATGCAATATTGACCAAATGCACTTGATCACCTTGCAACATATGGTACTGGGCCATAAGGTCGTTAAATTCCTCTTTTTCAAGATTTTCAAGCAATGTCATGCGGGATTTAATCATTCTCCCGCAAAATTCAATTGAAGTCGGCATATCAATAGGCGGAAGCTTGTCACAACCAATCGTGATTGCCATAGCGCCCAAGATCCAATCATTGGTATCTGTACAGCCCATTTCCAAGGCCTCAACCTCAATACCATTTAAGTGGCGAATACTCACACCATTGTCATTAAAAATACGCTCTCGACTGAAATCCTTTAGTTCCCCACTTAAAAAATCAGAAACCACGATATTGGTATTTAAATCATTTTGATCACGGGTAAGGTCTAAATAATTTAAAAAAAGTGCATAGCGCTCTTCTGCAGTCAAATGGCGAACGTTGATCGCCTTCTTTGTCTTTGGATCTGCAGTATCCCCGACAATCGTGGTTAAAATTTGGGATAGCTGGCGCTCAAAAAAATTGGTCGGCATTTTTGCGATAGCCAAAACATCCCGCATATAAATATCTTGTAAGCGATAGTCAATGTCGGCTACTGAAATGATTTGAAATGGCATAGATCACCCATAAATTGAATTAATGTTTTCAGCATCCCAAGCGGTACGCGATAAAAATTGAACTTGAACCTGTAGGCCCATACGATTGCCGTCCGCGTCCATAGGAACCACCAAGGGTTCACTAACGTTCGCTATAAGCATGGGTAGGTATTTTTTCTTGCCGTAGTACAAGGCCACATACGGCGGAACCTTAGACGGGAAAAGAGACGTTAGAGACTTGTTTTCGGCCACACTTGCAACCAAGCTCCCCTCTTCTAGTTTTTGAGGCAGTGCCCATTGTTTTAATAATTTAAGCTGATCTTCGACTTCAGTTTTTGCACTGCGCCAAGCACTAAATAACAGTGTCATATTGATTGTCACGGGCATGGTCGCCGTGAAAATTTGCGTAGAGTTTGTTTTGGTTAAATTACTTCGACCTTCCAAGGCGTTTAATGTTTCTTTGTTATCTGAACCAAGCTCAACCCCAAAGACATTCGTTGCCACTGAGTCCAATGTATTCACCCAGTCCCCAGACTGAAGCATGCCCATTAATGTCGGTAGGCGGTGCTCTGGATTAGAGTTATCAAATGGTGATGAATACTGGCTATCAATAGACAAATCACCATCTACAGCAACAGCAATAATCTGCTCCCCGCTGGTTGCACCACTGTCGTCTTTTGCAGGGTTCCCCTCTTTATCACATAATCGGATACGCGCCTGAAAAACGTCGCTGAGTTTCCCCCAATCCGTTCGATTATTGTATTGAACGGCTGGCTCTGGTGAGTTATTCACTCTTAGCTCATTAGCCATAAAAAAGCCCTATATCTGTATAGGGCTTATCTTGGGCTTTTCAGAAATAGGCTTTTTTCATTATTCCTGAGTCATTTCTACTAGATCCACGGCGTAGAACGACCTTCATAGAGTTATGATTCTCAAATCTGAGCATCATAACTTTGCTTAATTAAACATATTGTTCAAATGAACAATATGTTTAAATGTTCAAAAAAATGACTTATTACCACCAATTAACCGCTTAACCTCTTCATCCGCCTCACTCTGGGTAGGGTAAGAACTCAAGCATATCCACTTCTTTGCAGGGTTAAAAAACCCAACTTCCCAAAAAGCGCCGTGTTTTTGTGCTTCAAATTTCACGCCTCTGCATCCTCAGAAGTCTTAGATATTGATAGAATCTTTTCTAAAGCCAAGTCCAAAGTATCGAACTCGAATAACTTGTTTTTTATGCGCCATGATGGAAGTTCTAACGCATACTTATTTGTTACTTTGGAGAAAGTTAGCTCCGCATTAAAATGATCGTCATTAATCAGATTTCTAACAGTAATACGCTGTTTATTTTCCCTAAAATCAAACTTTAAGTGACTAAAAAGAAATTTAACCTGTTCCTTCCTCTTTAAAAACTCTTCACGTGTATCGGCTTTAAACTCAATATAGAAACAATGCTGTCGGGTATAATTATTATAATGTCCCGTTAGATTTAGGTCATGTTGTGACAACACATCTTGTCGGTACACGTACACCAGTTTTGTTTCGTTTCCTCTGTAATTAAAGATTAACGGCCAATCAACTTCGCTACCCAAACTCTCAATATAGTCATGGTCGCGCTGGTATTGAAGTTGATATAAATAATTTTCAGCTTGATCTAGGTTTTTTTTAGCCGTGCTAATAGCATTTTTAAGCTTAATTACCTTTTTCACAGCTCGTTTGAGCTGGCTTTGCAACTGCTTATTTTGTTTAGTTTTCATATCAATCCCCTTGGCTCTTATCGTCGCATTCTTCACACATATCACTCTGAGTATGCTCATTAAACACGCGTACACCTCTCTCCTTCCAAGTGTCACACCACTCACAGCAGAAAATACGCTCTTCAAGTTCTTTTAAAAATTCACTGGAATGCTTTAGCGCTGGGTCTAGGCCCAGTTCTTTTAAGTTACTCTCCAATGCCTTGGAAAAAGTTTCTTCTGATCCATCCAAATTTTCGGCCAAAGTGGTGTATTGCTCTTGCGTCGGCATAACAAGGTTTACTGTAACGCTCTCTACTTTTTCAGCCTCAGAAACCGATATACTCCCAGCCAAGTGGCTGAACACCTTATATTTCTCAATATAGGTCGCTTCTACACAATCCTGACCATTATTAAAAGTAACCAAATACGAATCACCATCGACAAAATTCATCTTTATTTCCCCTACTTTTTAATCCTGTCACACCATTCAACAAAGGCCTCTAAGATCGGCTTAACCGCACCATTATCAGCCCATCCCGCAAAACCGATCTCACCACCTTTGTTAAAACTAATCGCCTCACGATTACCAAAATAATAAGCCTGACAGCCGATATAAGCATGACTTAACCCTGCACTATTTCCGTGATATTTGGTCTTTCGATTACACTTATAACTTCCATCAAATCTAGCGCTTTTGATTAGTTTCTCATTCACCATTTTGCGCAATAAATCAAACTTATACTTTGTAATATCGCTATAACTTAGGCCACACCTTACAAAGTAATCACGGGCTTGGTCACGGGTAATCCAAAGCCCTGTATCACCGTATTCCTGTTGAATGAGCGTATCCAATTTATTCGCACGCTCCACATCCCCATTCGCACGGCAATTAAAGGCCTCTTGGCTCATTTTATTGCGACGATCATAGGTGTTATTTTTCTTTCTTGGACAGTGAGGCGGGGACAAATACAAATTAAACGCCCCTTCATTTGCTCGGTAATATTTGCCAGTAATTACCCACCACATATTACTTTTGTTGTAGCGGGCAATACCGACTTTTAAGCGACCTTTATGATCATAAAACCAAACACGATCACCATTAGAAATGGTTTTTTTATCTGCGCTCTGAGTATTACAAGATGAAACCAATCCATCATCATGCGGGCCATCATATTGCACTAACCACTGTGTCGTAGTCATGCCACCCAGTCCAATCTTTTTCTCCACACGCTCAAGGTCTTGAGTGATGTAAAACTTATCCTGAAGGAATTGAGTAATACGATTCATGGTGCGCACCATCTCTAGGCGCATAAGAAAGGGCATAAGATTAACTTTATCCCACTCATAGCGCCCACCGCTGTCGGGTCGTCTTGGCGCATTCACGTTTTGAAAAAAATGAACCTCAATAGATCCTGATTTCTCAATAACATCCAATCTCAAGTCACCTTTACGCGCATAGCGGTTTTGCGGGTCTTTAAAGATCCCTTTTTGTTCTTCAATCGCGTAATTAAGGTCGGTAAGAATATTATAAATCGGGAAAAGCACCTGTTCATGCATAGAACTTTCCCAAGCCTTGTATTCCTTACTACCCCAAGTCATTTTGGGACGATCCAGACTTACCAATAGTTTTGAATCCTGAATCCAATATTTACCATGAAACATAAGATCACCATATTTGAACATTGTGTTCATTTGAACATATTGTTCATTTAAACACAATGCGACCTGTTCAAAAATCGGTATAAGTTCAATAGGTGAGGGGATGACCTGATCAATATTATTGTCTATATTGTTTTTGAGGCACGGCGGGTACAACGCTTAAACCCAAAGCGCCTTAATTACCGTGAAGCAAAAGAGAAAGCCGAACCGTCCAAAGTTCGGCTTTTTTCTTTGCCTAAAGAAATCTTTTTTTTAAAAGTATCCGTTTTTTATACAGCTACCCAGTCGAACCCCTTTGCAAGATATGCGCCGTGTTGTTTAATAGCTCCCGTGGTGGATCTACTGGATATTTCTCAACTCAATTGAATGTAGTCCCCACAACGAACCCCTTTTATAGCCAGACAAAAACTAACGTTTGTCTGGTTTTTTTTCGCCATAAAAAAAGGCCCGCATTAAGCGAACCCTTTCACACCTGTAGGTCTATGCCTTCAAGCGGTTTTCAAACATATTCAAATTAATAAAGTGCTGTTCTTCTTCATTCAAGCACCACTCAGCGGTATTTTTCGGCACAGATGCCTTGTGCATCAAACTATATTGATCTGCACACACCAAAGTTGCCAAGTCGTTCTCTGGTACCGTATAAGCCTCAACCACATTAACGGGGTACTGGGTGCGCTCTAAAAAGTCCGCCTCAGTCTCACCGCTATGGATAGCGATAATACGCTCTACAGCTGGCAAATAAACACCATAACCAAGCCAAGCATCGATACCGCGCATTGCCAGCATTTGGGCGTTAGCCTTCATGTTTTCAATGACAGCACCAACAACGTCGGTTTTACCTTGTTCTTCCAACACGGCGCGTACATTGGCCGTAATTGGAAGTAATTGCTCAAGGTCGGGTAAAAGCTTAGTAATCATTGTTATTGCCCTCAGTAAAATTCAACTTCATCTAGTTTAAACCAATCCTGTTTCATCATCCATAACATCACTTCAGGATCTACCACCCAACACGTATTGCGATTATCCCAAAGGCATTTTTTTCTAATGCTTTCGGCATAGGTTTTCATTGTGTCTTTGTAGGTTGATTTAAACGCCGAACCAAAGCTACCAGTCCCCAAGAATGCAACACCTGTAAGGCTCATATTCTTAAATCGGCCCATACCTGAATGATACTTGGTATTGGCTTTTACAATTGCCTCTGGGCTAGACTGGTCGAGTGCAAAAGTTTCTAAGATTGATTTATAAGCGTACTCCATGCGTCCACGCTCATAGAACGGTTTCACATCAGACACCCATTCACCTAAAGCAGTGACAAGCATTGCTTCTAAGATCTCGTTTTTTTGATCATCTGTCAAAACTGTGTCGGTTGAGTAGGGTAGGGGTAATTGGCCCAGTGAATAGCGCTTAAACGTATCTCGCACGGCATCCACTTTCTCTTGGTAGAAATCATTCACCATTGAAGAATCAGCACCATCAAAACTAAGCTTAACTTTTTGGGCTTCAGCAAAGTCGTAAAGGTCATCGAGCAATCGATTGCGATAGCCAATCGATGTTGCCACTTGGTCAATCAAATGCATTTTGTCATTTGGGATCACCAGAATAGCGGTGTTTTCACCTTCAAACTCAACTGCTTTCACCACATCATCAAAAGCACTGTTAAACGCTTGAACTAGGGCAGGGTTCGCTTGATAGAACGCTGTGAAGATATGACGGCTCCAATAGCATTGTCTTTTCTCTTTGTGGCGTACATCGGTCGCATAGACTTTTGATTCACCCGTAATCCACTCTGCTTGAGCCGTTTTCAACTCAGCTTCTACCGCTTGGCGAACCTCTGGTAAATCTCGGCTAAACTTCACAAAACGATTGGCTTGATCTGTTGTAAGCGCCGTGTAGTCGTACACCTTCAATTCATTTAAACGGGCCAGTTCATAATCAATAAAGGCCTGAATAGCAGTCGCACGTTCATTCGCGTTTAATACACTGATTGTACTTTTCGATGTAGGTGCAAATCCTGAGTTAAACACGTATTTAATCTCAAAATTTTTGACAGAAATCATGCCGTAGAGCACTTCACCCGTTTCAGAATTGACCGCTTTTACCAAGTCCCCATTGCGTTCAATCTGGCCCATTTCATCACGGTACCGCGCCGTGCCATTAAACAGCATTTCTCGCTCTTCACGGCTAAAAGGACTGTCCTCATAGTTGAATAGGGTTTCTTTTGATGTCTCAGCCATACGTTGAATTGAGCTGTACTTGTTATTCGCCATTTGGTGAATTGGCCCTTTATCTTCAGCCAGTACGTTTTTAACCAGTTCAATTGATTTAAAGTCTTCACCAAAACTATACGTTCTAAGTGATGAAGTATGTCTCGGCTCACCGCCTCTTGGCTCAGCATAGCTTCTTAAACCCTTATCCCAGTTCTCAATCGTATTATTTGGGATATACCCGTTATAACGATCAACAATTGCTTGTTTCTGAGCCTGAATATTTTCAAGTTTTTCAGTTTTTAAGGTCTTGGCTTCATCTTTGAGTAAAGACACGTATTTCTTGTAATCCAGCACAATCAGCGCATTGGTTACTTCTTCTTTCGAGTCCTCAGCTTGCAAACCAGAACGGCGGGCAATAGTCAAAAGCATTTGTGTTTGCTTGGTTGTGCGGTCAAGGCGGGCTTGAACTTCACGCTTTTCACGCTCATTCAGTAATTGCTCAATTGCCTCTTGGCTATCGGCCTGAATCATTAAATCAAGTTCATCATTCGACAATTCACCCGATACGGATAAAGTACCGCCTGTAGCCTCTGATTTGTTCATCAACTTGTTAATCCAATCTGATTTTCCATTGATGACACGTAATTTATATTCATCAAAAGTACCATTAGCGTTATACAAATAAACGCGCACTTTGGCTTGCTGGTTGCCCTGACGCACACCACGGCCATTACGCTGTTGAAGACTATCGGGAGTCCAGCCAGTCGTTAAATGGTGAATTGCTTGGGTACCACGTTGTAAATCGATACCTGTATCGGCCTTTTTATTGGCAATAACCACGGTGTATTTATTCGATGAAAAGCCGTCCTGAATATCTTGCACATCATCCGTTACCACCTTGCCAGATGAACCATCGGGCTTGATTGATGCATTCAGAATAGCAATCTGTGACTTAGGTACACCGCAATATTGAATCAAGGCTTGTTTAATTGTGTGGTGCATTGCCAGTGTGTCACAGAAAATAATCTGCTTTGCATGGCCTTGGTGCATCGGGGTCAATTGCTCTTGCTTGAAATTATCGACCATCGACTGCAGTTTCGCCGATAGACGCGGTTTCAAATCTAGGCCGTTCTTGTCTGCCACTTCAAATAAAATTGAAATCGCTTTCATATCATTGGCCGTTAGACACAATTGGTTTTGCTCTTCATTCAAGTAGGCGCGGACGGTGATTTCATATTCATCTGATTCACCAAAGTTTTTCGCACGTTTCTTGATTTTTAAATCACCCTCTTCCACCAGCGGGTAATTGCGTTTTGTGGTGAATTTTGGCGGTTTTTTATTGAATGCATCGACTACACGTTGCGCCAAGGTTTCATCTTCAGGGGCAATGTAATTGATGTAATAGCCACGCTCCAAAACTGCATCTTGGCCCATCAAAATCAAATCTTGCATTTTGCTGATCAAGTTGAATGGATGTGCAATCAAATCAGCTGGCTCACCAAGACGCTGGCTCATTTCTTCTAAAAATTGCTGATCGTCTGCGTCATGTAGGCCATTTCCGACCGCTAGACGTGCTAGACCATAGGCACGCTTTAAATCGCTTAATACAAGTCGATCTGACTGCGATAGCTCAATACTGGTCGGCACATCCTCTTGTTCTGGGATCTTTAGATCATTTTCACGCGCTGTTTGGATGTTTGCCACGGTATGCAGTGCATTTTTAAGCAATTCCACGTTTTTAAAGCCAGTGAATGTTTCATCTGAGCGCAAGCCCCCAGTAATATCAACACCCTCAATGCTTTCCGTATTGGCAAAGGTACTCAAGAAATCGTCTACGGTTTCAATTGAGGAACCACCAAGGATATTTTTGGCTTTTTTCTCACCCACGGCCAGCGACAGCATTGTAAAAATCTCTGCTGGACTGTTGGTGATTGGGGTCGCACTGAGTAGCACTACACCATCACCCAGCGCATTGGTACCGCGTACATATTCAGACTTAATTTTCGCTGACACGGCGCGGGTAGATAGCTGTTTTTCACCCAAAAGGGATAGGCCACGGATGGTATTAAAGTTTCCTGAACCTTCGCTGGCATCACCATTTTTGAACATTTGTGCTTCATCAAACACAATTGAATCAATGCCAAGGTCTTCAAAGTAAGGTAAACGGCCCTTATCACCCTGCATATCGGCTTTTTTATCGGCCAAGAATGCATTGTAGGCCTGACGGTCTTTATCTTTGCTCAGGTCATATCCTGTTAGCTTTGGTGCATAGTATTTTTCAATACTTGAATCTTTTAACGGGATCATGGTGAACGCATCGCTGGTCATTAAAATAATGCGCCAGTCTTTTGACTTAATCAGTAGGTTTAAGTCCGTTCCATAGTTCGCGCTATTAATCGACTCTAGGCTGTTTTCCTTGGAACCAATCACCAATACACCGCTATGGTCTGTAAGGGTCATTTTTACATCACGTAGCCATTTACTGATCGTATGTGACGGCACCACAAACGCCGTGCGCTTTTTCACCCCAATATTATGAAGGTTTTGCGCTGTTGCAATTGATGCCATAGTCTTACCAAGGCCCACGTCAAATCCTGTAATCCCCTCAAAGCGACGACTTAAACGGCGGATCTCGGCATTTTGATAGGTCTGTAATGCTTCAAAACCCTCAAATTGCGGACTAAACCCATCAATTTCGATAGGCGATTCATCCAGCTCTGTAACCATTTCTTTGTTGAACGGGTCATTCAGCTTTCCGTCCAATTCTTGCATAAACGCTTCATTGGAATGCAAATAAGATACAAACGTCGCATCAATTTCGCGGACGTACTTCAGAAAAGCCTCCATTACAAAGTCATGCTTTGCACGGCTCACATCTTTGGGTACACGTAGAGTAAGGCGGGTATTGTTATTGATTGCATCTAACAAACGATTTAAGAAGTAAACCCGTACATCACTTGGGAAATTACCGTGTTTTAACCAGCGGGCCACATCATCAAAGGTCGGCACCTTCGCTTGAACTTCCACACGGCCCTCAGTATTCACAAAAACATCATCACCGCCGTAAATACTGAGAAAGTCACTTTTGATTGATATATCAATATTGGTTGCACGTAGGCTTAAATTGAGCTTGTTTACATCGACATGATTAATATGCTCACTGGCCTTGTGGCGCTGTGAAATCAGTTTTTCGCGTAAAACTGGATCTGTTGCTGTCTCAATTTCAGCATTGATACGGGCCAAGAACTCGCCATAGTTACCCACGTAATAATCCCGATTTAACGATACCTTGGTACCGTCACCGTTCACGGCGTAGTTATCGTCGGTAAGCGGGTTAAAGTCTGGATTACTTTTCTTGATCTCTTCAACCGATACCATGAAGTTATCAGCACGGCCCATGTACACGGCGTTTTCATAAGCTGATTTAACATCTAAGGTTTGAGCTACTTCAATTGCGGTACCGTACCAGTATGCTGACAAATCAGCACCATCAAAGGCTTTAGCATTGAAGTTCAACATTGTGCGCAAAGCGGAGTTTTTATATTTCTTGCTCTGCACATCTTTCAGAATGCCTTTCATTGCGCTTGTAAGCGCCGTGTAGTGCTCTGAATATTTCCCAGTAATGTCGGTCTGCAAAGCCTCATAAAGCGCAAATTGCGTCAACCAGTAAGCATATGCATCACTATTCGCCCCTACAGTGACATCCAGCATTTGATTTGCCCATGCTGGGACAGAAATACGGGCCGATTGGCTATAGGTTCGATAGGCGTTTAAATCGTCAAGGCTCATGCCTGAATGGAAGGCCATTAAAGCCGTTTCAAAGTTTTCAACATTGGCATATCCACTTGATTGCTGGACAGCTACCCATTGCCCGCCCATATATTCAAACGTGGTACCCGCCATAACGCGAACATCACCCTCTTGAATGGTCACGCTTGGCTGTGTATCAGCCAAATCCAATGCATTCAAGTCAATACGGCTGTCTGGAAAGCGACGAATAAGCTTTAAAATATTGGCTAAGCTATCGTCACTGACTACCGCTTCAATTTCACGTTGTTTATTGCGCCAGTCTGTAACCTTGGTTACTTGGCCCAGTACGTTGTTAATGCCTTCGGTTTTATAGTATTTACCCGCAATGATGTTTTCATCTAAAACACGGGAAGTTTTTAGTAATTCAATCTGGCCGTTTTCGTACAAGTTTTCGATTTTTGCTGTGAGTTCTTCACTGTGCTTGCGGTACACAATAATATCCGTGACCACATCGGCACCAGTAGGGTGAAATACCTTATTTGGCAAGCGATAAGCGCCGACCAAATCAGCTTTAAGTGAAATTTGCTGGCGGAACTTTCGACTAGATGCACCTGTCATTAATTTGGTACTGGCAAGGAATACAGCCAATTTTCCATACTTCAGTTTGTCAATTGAGCGCTTAACGAAATACGTGTCTAAATCGTCCTCAGCATAAATATCTAAACGGGCATTGCTACCACGGGCCGACTTTGAACCAAAGGGCACGTTAGTAATGACGGCATCATATGTGTTGTCTTGGGTTTTTGATGCAATCGCTTCAAATGGGCTTACGATAACGTTGTGATTTGTACCATCATTCACCATACCGTTAATGGTACCTGACACTTGATCAAGCTCAACACTTTGCATGATGGTATTTTCTGGACGGCCCACGGCGAAAATACCTGTCCCCGCGCAAGGATCTAGGACGGCACCACCGTCGAAGCCTAGATCTTTCATCAAGTCCCACATCGCATTCGCTAAAGGTAATGGGGTGTAATACTCGTACTGACTCCCTTTAACCCCTTCAACTTCCAAATTACCGCCCTTACCTGTGTAACGGGATAAAATTAGTTTCTCTTCAGCGGTCGCCGTGCGCGATGGGTCATTTTCCAACTCACGCATCAAGGCAACGGCTTTATTGTTATTGGCTTGGCGGGTTCTCGGTGTAATTTTTTGGTCTGCAAACTCAAAAACACCCGTCGGGGTTTCTTCTGGGGCAATCTTGCTTTTTAAAGCGCCTAATGCACTTTTAAAAACAGTCAATCCTTTCTTAGCCGTGTTGTTTACTGGCATGGACTTCTACTCTTTAAAGGGAACTTTCACCATTAATTTTAGGCAAGTGAAAGTGCCTGATTTTTCGATATTCCTTGCAATAAAAAACCGCCTAAATAAAAGGCGGTTTTTGTTCATTTGAACATCATGTTTATTATTTGAGTTCAGACTCAAGGCGTTTGCTGGCTGTGAGTTCAATCATTGCGCCTAAAGCCTCAGCATGCACGATATTGCCACACTTACGGATCGCCGTTTTAATATCGGCCGTGGTGTAATTTTCACCCGCATCAAAGGTAATCGCTGGGATAAACTTCTCCCCATTTGCTTTAGCGATTTCTAAGCGCTTACGGCCATGAACCACATAAGACTTTGAACCTTGATGAAACAAAACAATAGGCTCTTTAATCGTCGCTTTCGCCTCATTCATGCTTTGATCAAGCATACTTAAATCAAGCTTACGCACGGGCCAAAGTTCAAATTTTCCATCATTCACCCATGAATCCATCATTGCGCCTTGAATACTGTCAAGCATGGCCGTTTTACCGCCATAAATGCGCGATTTAAAGTCTTCTACGCTCATTTCGACAATTGAGCCAGCACCATTAAAGTTTTCATCGTAATGCGAACGGTAGAGCTGTATAGCAATAGTTTTTGACGTTACACCAAGAATCACCTTATGTTCATCAAAATTTCCGTGTCGGTCATTCTGAGAAATAACAAATACTCGGCCGTCATAGTCGTGCGGTGTACCCAGTGCAACAAAGACATCTAGTTCATCACCATCGGCACCAAGCGTATCTTCAAAGTAGCCGTAATGCGCTGACATTTGTGTCTGCCATGGCTGACCGTTTTCATCCACACCAGAACGTGTACTACCCACTGGATTTTCAATGGCGATTTTCATACCAGAAATATCTAGTTTGGCCGTGTGGTAATCGTTATTGACCAGCTGTTCATGCGTTGGGTTTTCCCCCGCATTTAAAATACTGGTGCCCGCAGTTTGTGCAATCACATCGGGTAGCTGAATCGTATTGTTTTGCGCCATGGATTGATTAAAACCATTGCCGATTTCAGGCTTAATAAACGCAAGTTGATTGTCCACCAGCTGAATATAGCGATTCACAAAATCCATGCATTCTTGAATGCTGATCCCGTTAAATGTCATGGTCTGCATATGAATATTGCCTTGATAAGCCTCCACATCAAAGGTGTACAGTCTATTTTCATTGATACGGAACTGGTACTGCTCAGAATCATTAGAAAGTAAACCGTTTCTACCCTCCACCCATCCACTATCACGGAATAAGTCTTTTAAATCGCCCGCCGTGCGCTGGGTTTCATCTGGTGTATTGGTACTGTCCAGCATGCCAGCATGCTTGGTCTGCTCCAAGGCACCATCACTATCGATCAATTGGCCCAGCTCATTCAATAAAACAGCACCCGCTTGGCCTAAACTGTCAAGCAGGGAACCATCCGATGCCTTTTGACTCACCACATTCACAGCATCCACAAACACCTTGGGCGTAGATACGCTGTGCAATAACATCTTGGTAGAATCGATGGCACCCTGTAGGGTTTCAATAGTGATTTCCCCATTTTGAACAATGCGCTCAAATGGCGATAAATCAATATTATGAAATGGATCTTCTGGCACAGTGGTCGCTGTTACGCTACCGCCTTTCAACAAGGTCACAATTTCAGAAATACGCTTGGATGCACGGATCTTATCCACACCTTTTAGCTCATTCGCTTTTAGCTGGGCCACAAGTCCCACACGTTCACTTGAAAGCTTAATTTTCTCAATGGGAGTAATTTTCATTGTGCTATTCCTTAAACTTCAAGTGAAATGGCATAGTTTGCATATGCGTCTGTTGCTTGCTCGAATAGAGCCTCTAATGCTGGATCTAGGTTTTCAGCAATGGCAATGAGCTTGTCACCAAAATCAGCGGATGACATATCTTCAGTACCCGCAACGACACGCTCTAAGAACTGTTGATCATCAGACACGGCGTTATTGTTTTGGCTATCATCATTGTTCATTTGAACATCTTGTTCATCGCTTTGAGTGTTGTTTTCAAGCTGGTGTTCAATGTGGCTGTTTACACCTTCAAATAGGCTCTTAACTGCCAACTCAACACCTTCACGTGAAGGGGTGAACATGCCATAAGTTACAATTGCTTCATCCGTCACAGCACCGCGACTTTCATCCATTAAAACTTCATCAATGCGGAACTCTGTTGTTGACGCTAAAGGCGCAAAGTTAAACTTGTATTTATATGTTTGGCCGTTCAGGGTTACATCACGAATTGCTGTGCTACCACTCATAGACCAACCGTCCATTTTTGAAAGCTTTTTAGCGATTAATTTAGCCAAGTCAACTTTACTTGTAACTGCAGTCACTTCATCAAAGGTTACAAATGCTTCACTCAGGTTAAGATAGTCCTCACCAGATTTAAGCTTTAATCGACTCGCCGTGCTCTCCCATGATAATGATGCACCTTCTACCGATTCACCCAGTCTTTGTAGGCGCACCGCAAGCCAGCTTTTCACTTGGTTTAAATCACCGACAAACTCACCGCCTACACCCGCGATAGAAACAAAGGCCGTATAGGTATCGCCGTCTTTAGTAACTTTAATCGTGCCTTCTTTTTTGCGACCGTTTTTAATCTCGTAAAGTGCTGTGTTTTCCGACTTGTTCATTTGAACATTTTGTTTACCTTGTTCATTGGTTGTATTTGGGTTTAGATTGTCTGCCTCAACGATCTGTTGTGCGATTTGCTCAATATCTTGACTGGTATCAAGGTCTTTTAGAATATTGGTATCACCAGCACCCAACCATGCACTGAACACCCACTGATCGTTATACGTTTCATCAATAAAAGCACTAATCGTTAAACGGTTTTTATTAGGTGTATCTAGGACAAATGCATGTGTATTTCGTTTGGCTGTTCTGTCGTCGGTAAAGCCGTGCTCAGCGATTAATAAATCTTTTAGCGCCGTTGCTTTATTGACAATAAGTTGCTCTTTACTCAATTGAACATTTTGTTCATTTTCTAAAGTTGCTTTTAAATCCGTATGGAACTTCTCAGCACCTTCAGCGGTTAGACCTGATTCACCAGCTTTACCAATCTCAGTTTGATTTAACTTGCGCGTCGCTTCAGCATCAATTTCTTGCTGAATGGCATTGTACTGTGCATCCAATGTACGCAATTCAAGTTGATCCGCTTCGACTTGGCCCACAAGCTCAGAAAGCAGTAATTCATCTTTAGCACGGGAAGCCTGTGCATCTTTGAACTTTTTATGGTTACGGGCCAGTAGGCGGGTCATACGTTCAGCAATAACGTTGTATTTCTTCGCGTCCACGGCGCGGGGTTGCAAAATAGCTGTGACATCACGCTTATTTAACATCCACTTCCAAGACGTTAAAACATCATCTGAGGACAGTTTTGCAGGGGTAGAATCTGGATTAGCAAAAAGCACCGTAATTTTTTGTGAATCGCTCATTTCAAAGATAGCGCCCACGTTCGCTACACCATTGCGCTTAAATGGCTCAATTGGCGTTACGGTCTTAACAAAGAACTCTTCATTGTCATAGGCTTTTAAGGCCTCTGCCATGCGCGTTACAGTCTGTTGTAGGTTTCGATGCTTAATAATCATCGCATCCAGCATTGGCCCAAATTCGCATGAGTCATCAATCACTAGACGGATAATATCACGCGGGGTCACGTGTTCGAGCAACTGGCCTTCTGGATCACAACGGCGCATATCCATCATTAACTGGGAAATACTTCCGCCGTGTGAACGGATGCAACCATCTACCCATTCAACAGACTTGGTAGCCCCGATTGAATCAAGTTCTAAAGCATCACTGGCAAGCACAAACGGCGTACCACTTGGGATATTGGCACCATCTAAAAACGTTTTAATTGCACTATCAGTCATCGGCACAACGTTACGAATACTGCCCGTTTGCAACTCTGGAAGGTATTTACCGCATAGGCGAATGGCCTGTTCACTACTTACAGCGCCTTTAATCGCAACATGATCAAGTAAGGCCCCTGTAGAGTCGATAACGTTCATTAACTGCCATTGGTCATGTTCATCGCTACCATCGCACAAAATAGCGGAAATAGAGCGTGCAACACCAGACAATTGGCCGATATTGGCCTCACATGAATCCAGCATTGCAGATGATGACGGTTTAATAATTTTGACATTCTGCCCCGTGGTAAATTTCGGGGTGAAAAGCGGATGTTTCAACATGGTTTAAGCGCCTTTTATATTCAAGCCATGGGACTATTCTGGCCGAACTAAAAAGACGCTTTTTTGCTTATTCCATAAAGTCGCGTAGCACTACATATGAAGTCGGAATAATTAAGGCCTCACTGACACCATTAGCATTGAGCGATTCAATCATGGCCTGTGACGGCGCAACTAAGAAGGTGCGCGAAATAGGCTTAACATCTAGGCCATATTGACGGTGAAAAATACCGACCGTTAGACGGCATGCATAGCTGGCTGGCGGATTTACGGTACCATCATCATTCACCATTAATTGAACCCAGTCCAATAGCCCGTTCCCAATATCCCCTTGCCCTGTTTCAAGCATGTTCAGCTGAATATCCGCCTCAGTTACATTTGTAAGTTGCTGGATCTGTCGTCCACCGACTTGGATTTGCTCAAAATTCGCCTGAATTAAAGGGATATTTGTCTCTGTCGCCAAGTAGGGGATATTGGGATTATTAAAAATAGGGTTTGAAGTGAGTCCGTTGTCTTCATAAGCCTCAAATTGTACAAAGTAATTGGCCGTTAAGATTTGACCAAGATCATATAAATCCTTTTGGATTTGCTTGTACTCTTCAGCGGTATGGCCGAACCAATATTTAGCCGTGGTCGCCGTGCTGGTGATGGTGCCCATTTTGGCTTCGACAACATTTTCGATTCTTTGAGTCGCTGACGTAATCAAGTTTTCATTAAACCGACCAATTTCAAATGCCATGCTTACACCTCGTCGTCTGGATTTTCGTTCGACTCTTTGGCTTTACTCTTAGCCAGTGAAGACGCAATTTTCTTAGCTTGGTTATCATCAAAGCCCAGTCGATCAGCAATAAAGATTTCGTTTGCCTCTTCATCCATATCCAGCTCTTTGAGCTGTTGAAGCGCACCAAGTTGAATTGATGTTGTGCCCGCACGGGTTTGTTGATTGTTCAATGCTTCGGTTGCTGACGCTGTAATATCGCTATAGAACTCGATTTTAAAAGGTAGATCCCCACGCTTAAAAACTTCGCCGTATTTATAAGCAAGGTGCATGATGCAAAAATCAATTAAAGGCTCTGTAATTGCCTGTCGAATTAAAGCACTCTGCTGGGCCACTTGCGCCGATGTATGAAAAGCACCACCATCACCAAGCCCACCGCTAATCATTTCCATCCATCCGACAAGCGATAAATCAAGGCCCAAGGCACCCATACCGCGTTTAAGGTGGGTAAGGGCCAACTCCATGCTTAATGGCGCTGTACGCTTAGTTAAATCACCTAACGGGCTTAATATTTGCTTTTCACCCCAAGTCGGCAAAAATGTATAGTTTGTTGCCCAAAGTGGTTCGCCCCCACCTAATGCTTTACGTGTCTTTTCATGAAGGGCCAGAAGAGACGCTTGTAGGCCTTTTTTATATTTCTCTCGGTTTGCCTCTGGCATGGATGATAAATCCATCGATAGAAATTGATTGTTCACACTATCGGCAATTTGCTGACTATTCAGGGCCGAAAAAGACAAAATCCAGTCACGCCAAGCAGGGGCCACGGCTTGAAGGAATGAACCGCCAACGGGTGCGGGGATAATCGGCACTTTGTTAATGTCATCTTCAGTCAATAACTGCTGGTGTAAAACATGGTCAATACGGAACTGGGGCAACGGCGTAATGCGGGGCATTTTCATGCGTAGCATTTGATGTCGGTTGAGTTCCGAAATGCTACGGATTTCAAAATCACTAATTTCCAACACGTGATAGCCGACGGTTCGCCCCGCCTGTTCAAAAGCCTGAATTAATGGTGGGTCAAGCTTTTCATCACAAATGGCATGGACGATGCCTAAGCCTTGCTTTGGGTACACCCGCATATAACTATCGCCGTACCCGACACCATTACGGGCCAGCGGAAAAATAATATTATTGATTAGTCCTTGAAGGTGCTCAGCTTCATCATCAACCATTTTGCGAAGTCTTTTCGCCCGAACACCTTCATTTTTTAGTTTGTCTGCAGGTCGGATAAAGATGACTTCCCCACGTGATTCATGACCACCCAGCGAAGCCGTAACAAGTAGATTTAACCCCGCATGAATTGTAGGATCTTGCATCATCATCTTATATTCAGTGTAAATAGACTTTCGGTCACGGCGCACCAAATCCTCGCCGTAATAAACACCTAAAGAATACGGTTCATAGTTTCTATAAGTTGAATCAATGTCTTTAATGTCCGCTGTAGGCTGAATGCTTTGCTGTAGACGATTTTCCGACCATATGTTTGTTAAATACTTTCCAACCCTGCTCATGAAAAAAGCCCAATTATGATAATAACTAGGCTCTATTCTCAGCGTTTAAAAAAGGCGGATTTCTCGATATTCCTATGGTGCTACACCGCCAGATGTGCCATTACCATTTTCAACATCTAAATGGCCGTGTGAGTCATACGGCTTATCTTTAATCGTCACAGCACCTTTCAGGTCACTGGTTCCATTCACCGTGTTATTTCCTTCAGTCGTTGAGTTCTTTTTCATGATGACATCGGCATCAATGACGACGGTTTTTGCTTTTAAGGTGATGGTATCCTCTGTCTCAATATTAATATTCGCTTTGGCCAACAATTCAATATTCTCTTGACGGATACGGCGCACATCGACAACGGCCCCAGTACCATGGGAGCGATAAGAGAAAATAACGGGACTATGCACATCCCCTTGCAGAAAGAACACATAGCACTCAGCACCTTCTAAAATCTGAATTTCCGTGTCTTTATCATCATGGCCCACGGGATAAGCAAACGTTGCTGTAATCCCGCTATCAGCACCATCTGTCACCGTCGGGATACTGACACGGGCCGTCCGTTCATTTGGGTTATATTTTAAGATGGTCGCAGGGAAAAAACCTGAATAGCTCTTGTTCATACGCTTACCACCTCAGCCAGCCATATCTTTGTCGCGGAAACAGACGGCGCACCCAGAATGCCCGTATCAAAACGATGGGCAACCGTCACAATGACGTACTTTTTGCCATCGCAAAGAATGACATCGCCCGCAATCAAACTAGGGCTATATGAGCGAATGGCTGTGCCACGTGTGACCAGTACCGTGCTCAGATTTTTGACGCGCCGTGCATCCAAGTTAGGATAAAAAGACGTTTTTACGCCACTTTTCAAGCTCCCTTCGACCGTAGAGCCGTCGGCATTAATGGTCTGATACGTCGGAATGCTGTGATTAATCTGGGCTTGATTTTCAATCCACTGAATGCTGGATTTTTCGAGTTCCAATGTGTGCTCTGCATTCATGATCTGGGACAAACGTTTAACGATAATTTTCCCTTGCGCATCACAATGAATCACACACGCCTCTTGTCCACACATACGCGCAATTTCATATGTTGGAGTCGCACCCAAGGCACAGAAGTATTTCACCAAAGGCACATCTTCACGCACCTTCAGACTGCTACCACCCGCACGCAAGCACGCCCCAATGCTGGTATCTTCAGCAAAAATCGCACTTTTGGCGGGAACGATTAACGACTCACACCCTTTGAGCACGGCGATATAAGCACCAACAGTAAGAAGTCGATCATCTTTAATCACCCCAGTATTTTTCACTGCCCGCTTAACAATGGTGAGTTCTAGGTAATGGTCGCCAATTGAAATAGTGCTGTTTTCTTGCAGTAGCTTATCCATTTCATCATCCAGCAACACCTGAAATTCAAGTGTTGCTGGGACTGGGACACAATCAAAGCGATTCACGCCACTAATGAAGCGATCAAGCCCTATCATCTGTCCATTACTTAACATGACTCGCATAGATTAAAAATCCAAGGTAAAGGGGGACTCTACAAAGGCCTCCTTTTTCATTTCTAGCTTAGCATCGGCATAGGCCTGTTTTGCCTCACTCACAGAAAGGCCGAAACGCTCACCACCTAGCGAACCTGTACCCTCTACACGCTGAGATTGAATAAAATCACAGTGAGCACGGATAACGGGTTCCAAAATGGCCCACTCGGTAAAAGATATGCTGTGATTTTCGTCTATTTCAGTTTCTCGGCCCTGTTCTTGGGTCGTCGTGGTCGCCCATCCCGCATAGAACGCAAAATCAAGCATTATCGCCGTGGATATGTCTTCTGTGGTCGTGGAGTACCCCATAAGCACATATTCAAGGTAGAGCGTCTGAGCAAGTGAGGCGATGGTTCCCGCCTCACCTTCTTGATGTTGCCCCTTCGCATCAACTGGCTTTAACTTCATTAGAATGCATCTCGAAGAATATTAATAAGCGTATTGCCCGCATACACGGCGTTTAGGATATTTTGAGCTTTGTTTAAGAACACATCAGCACCCGTCACACCCGCAAGCTGACCTGTTAATGAGCTGGCTCCAAGATTTGCCATCTGGCCGTAATAGTTATATTTAATTTGGCCTTGTACACGTTGAATCGTGCTTACACCTTCGCCGTCAATATCAATCGGCTCAAAAGTAAACGTAACATTCGATATTGCATGAGCTGTAACAAAGCGGTCGGCACGGCCATCAAACATGGTGCAATCAAGTTGTCCACCACTTGCCATAATAAGCTCAGCAAATTTAGACGCTTGGCCTGAATCTGTTTCAATCACTTGAATCGGGCCTTCATAACGGTTTTTAGGTGCCCCAGACACATGGAATTGACCACCACCCGCCAAGTTATAGTCGGCACTTTCGTTATTGGTCACAACGGGACGGCTAAAGTTGGGAATAAGCAAGGCAATTTCAGGGACACCATCTGGCACCAGCATGCCATTACATTGGAGCATAGCCCCGCCAAGCTCTTGGGCCATTTGCCCATCACGGAAATAATCTTGAAGAGTCTGAATAAAGTTTTGTTTCATGGCTGTAAATCCGATTTGATTTACAGCCATTTTGAAGTATTGAAAATGCTGGGTTTCTCGATATTCCTATCAAGTCACCAACACCTTGCTTGCCTCAAATAAAACAACCAAGTCCGCATACTTAATCAATTGATTGGCTGGATCTGGATTAAACACGGTACTCGCAATTTTCTTGACATAGTTTTCTGCTGATAATTTATATTCAGCATTATCACTACTCAGATTTAGTACAATCTGATCTGCAATTTGCTGAAAATTATAGTATTCAAGATTGGCTAAATATAAATGGTCGGCTATCGCATTGCTGGACTCGCTGTAGGCCTTATTTGTGCCGTCCTGAACCATTGCAAACAAAATTTGATCATCAAAATCTGTAGCAATCTCCTTCAACCGATCAAACAACGTTAATCTCTTCGCCGAATCGACCAGTATTCTATTTGCTGGATCTTCAGTGTCGTAATTAGCGTTAATGTCCTTATCAACTCTTACTCGCTCTTCATGGGCCACATCTTCAATGGTGTAATGTTGAATATAGATGATGGTTAAAGCGTCTTCATACTCGATTGCAACCTCACCCAAAACAGCCCCAGCCCAATCTGGGTTATTGTCTACCTTGTCTGTGATATATAGATTCAATGCATCTATGAAACTCACAAGGCTGACAAATGTTCCAGCGGTATAGGTGAATTGGGTCGATGTATCAAACTCATAGATTTCAATGCCATCTAATACCCATGCGACGTTCTCAATCGCACCGTAAAAGGCCTCATACCCCACAAAGAAACCACCTTCATAAAACCGCTGTAACAAGACATCGGATACGTCTTGAAGGTTTACAATTTCAGGCACTCGGTTCGCCACAATACGGGTGTTTGGAACGTCCCACTTATAGCCAACACACCCCAAGGTTAAAACCTTATTGGCATCATTAACGCCGTCCATTTGGCGATAAGCCTCTACATCCAATTGACTAAAAATCAGTGGCGTTAAATCACGATTTACGGTCGCTTCATACATTTGGGCCATATTCGACTTGAACGCCGAATAATTCACACTACCATCCGCTACAACCTGAATATTTTTTAAAATGAACCATGCAGACCATTCAGGTAAACCCACCTTATATTCATCATCAAACAGACAGAAATTCGCCGTCATAAATGGCATAAAAACAGAAGCAACACCAACGGGGTCTATATCTTCTGTCTCAAAATTGGATGATATTTGAGCCACAATATTCGCTGGAACCAATCGATAGAGCGTGGGTGCCAAGTGGCTGGCCTCAGAAAAATCAACATCCGAATCCAATGAAATGAGAATACGTGAAGTTAAAAAGGAATTGTCCACGGGTTCAACGGTCGTCACTGTCGGGTAACGATCTATTAAATCTATACTGTGATATAAGCGCTTCACTTCCCATTGATCGGCCCAAAGCATCTGAAGCACAAACTCCAAGAATGCTAAACCACGTTTTGAGGCCAGCGAACGCCAATTCGCATAAATTACCCGCATGATTTCATCGCTAGAATTGGGGCGACGCAGTACCACCAAACCATCTTGCTTAGAAAAGCGCTCAACGACTTTGGGGCTACCTAAGTGTGGCATCCCAAAGTGGTGAATATCCCGAATCGCTTCACCATACAGTTCATGAAATGCAGTAATAAAAACACTCTGCATGGCCTCTTCAAGTTCATCATAGGTATGTGATTGGCTATAGGGAGTTAAAAGGTTTACAGAACTGTCCACGTGCCACCCCCTAGACCGCCTGAGCGCTCAATATTGAAAGATATGCTGTCTGCAGTCATAAATATCCAGTGGTTTGGCTTAATCCCGTTCCCGCTTAAATCCTCAATATCGATTTTAAAATCAGACTGACGATCTTGAAAAGCAGGGATATTTTTCTTAAATAACTCGCTAATTTCTTGCAAGTTAAATCCATCAATCATGTTGTAGCTTGAGGCCAATTGCTCTTTACCATAATTACTTACCAGTAAAGTTCTAATCTGCTCTTTCACCACATCCACGGCATGTACGGGCGCTAATTTAGCGTTGACAGTGATATTAAATGGCCGTTCCTGTGGCTCAATAAAAACAACGTTGCCATGTGAGTAAAGATTATCCGCAATGGCAATCAGCTGTTCAATTTCACTACAAATTAAGTCATATTCAGACGGGTTTTTAGGCACAACGGCCACAAACAAGTGGTTAATATGATTAACACTTGAACCATAGTGCTGTTCATGAATCATTTCGTTCCAGACATTCAGGTAAAACGTTCGATTCATGAACTTTTTACGAACCAAGGCCTCAAAGTTACCCAAGAACACGGCGTTATCATCATGTGTCGGGTATGACGCTAAAAGTCGCATCTGATCAATAGACAAAGGGTTCGCCCCCATACGCACCACACCACCCGCTTTAAAACGAATTGCCAGCTTTGCTTCATCTGCTGTATTGGCTTGCTGTAGCATGGCCTCTTTGAGTGTTGAGGCATCAACCTCACCGTATGTCTCAAGTACCGTGATTTCTAGTTCGGTGTTTGCCTCAAGGGTTCGACCAAAACGCGCCGTGTCGCCAAATTCAAGCGTAATCTCGCGCAATGTGTCCGTTTTCAGGATAATGGCATAATCGCCAGCCTTGGTATTCATCCAGCGCGTGACAAAGTTATAGATATTACTATCCTGATCAACTGCAGTTAGGCTTACCAGTGACATATCTTCTTCAATATCAATCTTGAATTGATTGAATGGCAATGTCTCAATAATGGTCTTTTTCACCTTCCGCACTTGAGATTGTTCAGCCAGAACGTCAACTGACTCATTAGGCAAAACCTCAGCATTTTGTAAAAATTGCCATGGTCTGCCTTGTGCATCTTCAAAGACGCGACCACTGAGAATGGTTAAGCGCTGGGTACCGCGATTTGTAAGAGTAATGTAGTGCTGACACGGCGTACCCAGTGGCAAAATACCCTTGTTGCTTGCATCGGCCAGAATAGTGGCTTCACGGGACTTAATGAACGGCTCAATCTCTGAGACTTCCACATCGCGTCCAATCTCAGCCAGCATATGCTGAATAGCGCTCATTGGGGCCGTAACCGTCGAATCCCCCGAAATATAACGGGCATAAATATCTGGATATGCTTGTAATGCAATCAGTGTGACTTGTTTGATTTTATTTAATGACGGCATATTACACCCCTACCACTTCATTGCTGGTTTCTGTCTTAATTGGAATTAAAATTTCACCAATTTGAATATAAAATTGCTTTGTTTCAAAATTGACCTCTTCATGTGCGACTCTCAAATCGTTATCGCTTAATTGCTTGAGAATCGGCATATCCTCACGCATCCATTGCAATAAGGTATCCGCCGTGTCGTCGTCCATGGGGCGATTTAATAGCTCTTTAGGATTACGGCCATAGCTCACACCCACATAGCCGTTTGGCGGGGTCGCAAGCCAATGCTCAATCATCCTTTTGATGTCATCCGCACGAAAGATGTAATTCATTCAGCTCTCCAACGGCTGACAACAAAAATAGCCGACTCGTAATAAAACCGATCCTTAGTAAAAAACAGCATAATTACACTGAGAACAATGCCCGCCTCAAGATCAAACACGCCCAAATCAAACAATAGGCGATAACCGCAAAACCAGACAAAAACCACTTGTACAAATAACCCAAACAGCAAAGAAATATAGTTGGTTATCTTTTTTTCAAACTGGTGATTAAATTGAGGGTGCAATCGAATGGCATAGAATTTTGAAGACAATCCACGGGCCAGCTGAAGCCGATCAAAAGCCCACTGCACAACAGCGATGACCAGCACCACGGCGTAAACGATTTGAAGCCCATCCATAATTAGGCCCCTTTCAGCGCTTTAAGTTCTTGATTTTTGCTCTCTATCAATGCCCGTTTTTGGTCAAGTTGCTCCCCAAGCTCTTTCAGTGTGTCACGGGCCTGTTGAATGCGTTTTTTAACCGTCGGCGCGGGCGCTTTGTCACGTGGAATGACCACACGGGCCGACTGACGTTTGATGTTGAATTTCTCTTGATTGCCTTTCAGCTTTAGCGCTAGATCCTCTAAGCCAGCATTGAAGTCACTGAGCTTGTCGTAATCCATCACTTTGGATAAGGGGATATTCTTATTGTTTAAAAATTGCTGAATAACATCACCATCCGTTCGTAGCACCAAGCTAATGGACTGGCCCTCTTCAAAATTGAAGTTAAGCTTTTTAGTCGCCACACCAGCCTTGCGAACCATTTTATCGACGATAATCACCGCAACTTTTTGCTTAGTCGCTTTCTCTAAGGTTTCTTTGATTTGCTGTACAAATTCATGCTTTTCACTTAATTCACCCAGTACAAATTTTTTCGCCATGACATTGCTC